ATCCAACGAGAGCAGGTTGTGCAGGTAGGTCGTGCCGCTGCGTGGGTTGGCGATGATGTACAGCGGCTCGTTGACCTCCTGCCTGGTGTGCTCGGGCCAGAGCTGATCGTCGATCGCCCGGAAGGTCTGCCCGAGGCCAGCGAGCGTGTGGTACAGAGCGAAGAACGCGCCGAGGAACGGCGCGGACGGGCGTTGCCCCGGTGGGCGCATCAACACCCGACGCGCGAGCCGAGAGAGCGACAGGCGCCTGGACCTGATCGGTTGATAGGGATCGATGTCGCGGATTTGGCCGTCTTGCTCGTCCATCATGGTGGTTCTCTTGGGAGGTGCCTGACGCCTTCGATGAGAAGGCCTGGGGGGTGCGGGCTGGTGAACCCCTGCGCCGATTGCGTCAGAGGTGCTGTCGCGCGTCGCAGACGGACGCCCGGTTCGCGGCCAACTCGATACATCAAACCGGGTCACCTGTCCACTCGTCCCCAGCGGGTGCGAGGTCGCGTCGCCTCCTGATTCCAATACCATCCAGTCTCCGTCATGCGTTGTTGTTGTCGCCAGCGGGGCGGTGTTGACGTCCAGCGCACCCATGCGCCTCAAGGAGGCGACCGCACCCTGAGGCGACGGCGCTCCTCGCTCCTGCTCTCCTATATGTAATGTCGCCGGACACAGTTACGTGTTACTCAGATGTAAAGAATTGTAAACGTCCCAACCTGCCTGCATCGCATCCATCGACATCAAAGCCCCTCCGGTCCCTCCACAAAGTAAGGTCAGGTGGACACCCCAGGTGGACACCCGACCCGATCTCGGCGCCCTACGACCCCTCGACCACCTGCCTCACCTGCTCAGGTGTAGGGCGCACATACATCGCCAGCGACCCCGCGCTGAGATGCCCCGTGATGGCCATCACCATCTCCTGCGCGTACCCCCGACTCAGCAGATCGGTCGCCCTTACACCGCGCAGCGTGTGCGGCCTCAGCCGCTCACCCAGCTTGGCGCGCTCCGAGGCGTTCTGGAGGTGGTAGGCCACCGCGGTGTGGGTGTAGTGCCCCGCCTTCGACCGCCCCGAGGGGAACACCCACGGGCTGATCTCGCCACCCTGGCCGCGCCCCTCCCACCGCCGCTGGAGGATCGCCTGGGAGCGCTCAAAGAGCACCACCTCGCGACCCACGCCGGTCTTCGTGTCGTCCGCCTCCAGCTTGAGCGACCCGCGCTCCAGATCCACCTGGCTCCACTTGAGGGTGCGGATCTCGCGTGTGCGCGACCCGGTGTCCAGCACGACCTCGCACAGGTCACGGACCGCCTCGGTGGTGATCTGTGACGTCACCTCCAGCGCCGCCTCCAGCGTGAGGCGCTGGCGGTTCAGCTGCGGCCTCGCCTTCAGATCAGGCACCCGCACGCGGCTCCACGCCGGGGGGAGGTCGTACTCGGCGCGGAAGTCCTCGACGACCGCCTTGGCCACCGCCCAGATCCCCAACAGGGTCTTCCGCGCGTAGGGTCCAGGCCAGCCGGTCGTCCGCACCTTGGGGCGCTGTGTGGCCATCGTCCACCACGCCACCCCGTGACGGTGGGTGATCTCCTCCGCCGTCAGCTCACCGAGGGTCGGCAGCACCCAGTACGCGAGCATCCGACCCACCTCCTTGTTGCGCCTCGCGGTCCGCCACCCTGCCGCCTTGGCCTCGCTCCATCGCCTTGAGTAGATCCTCAAGGTCTCGATCTGGTGTGTGGGCGTGGTCGCCACCCCCAGCGCCTCCAGGCACGCCAGCCTGGCCTCTTCGTCGAGGCCATCTCGCACCTCCACCGCCGCCGCCAGCTCTCTGAGCTGCGTCGCCTTGCACGCCCCTGGCGTCCTCGGGGCGAACCCCTTGCGTGTCCGCCTGACCTTTCGTCCTGCATGGGTCACCTGCACCTTGATCTGCACCCAGTACACGGGGGTCCCGTCCCCGAGAGTGCCTGCCTTGATTCCTGCTGGTTCTTTCACTGCTCCGCTCCTGTGTGTGGAGGGGAGCCTGGACACGTCTCACTGTACGCGCCTGCAGAAACTCCTCCAAGGCGCCACGCGGATAGTAGATCGCCCGCCCCCACACGGTGTGCTCAAGGCCCTCCTCGCGATACCGGCGCAGGGTGCGGCGCGAGACCCCCGTGGATTCGGCCAGCTCCGCCTCGGACTCGTAGCCCAGCTCCTCCAAGCGTCCGCTCACGAGACCTCCACGCAGCTGTTCGTGTCTGAGGCGCCCATCATCACCGCTCACCTCATCCGCGGAGGGATCCTCTTGTCCCGCTCCGCGATCCACGCGTCCGCCGCCGCCCTCAGCCCCTCGTCACCCCGCTCCTCGTGCCACCGCACCAGGCGCATCAGGCGATCGAGGAGGAAGTGGGGCGGTGCGTAGTCGGGCAGCCGGACCTTCGCCTCGTCGGTCAGCTTCCCGAGCACCGCCCCGCGCTGCGCGTTCGTCAGTTCGGCCTTGTCCATCAGGCGCACGAGGGAGAGGACCAGCTTGCGGCGCAGCTCCAGCTCCTCCTCGTCACCACCGCCCAGCCCCTCCTGCTCACGAAGCACCTCCGCCAGCGCGGCGAGGTTGCAGAAGTGGTAGGCGTAGAACCGCCGCTCGTAGCCGCGCGTGTCCATCCCCACCTGCAGAGCCCGCTCCAGGAGCACCGCCCGCCTGAGCACGTCACGACGCAGCGTCACCTCGGCGCCGCAGATCGGGCAAACCCCGTCGCCGTCGGGCATGTCACGGATGGGGCCAAAGGCGTTCGGCTTCTGTGTTGGGGGTCGCGTGGTCACAGCAGGTCCTCCTGGATCGGAACGAGCGCGTTCAGGTCGAGGGTAGGCTTCGTCATGACGCGGTCGTCTCAGACGCTTCCAGCGCCCACACCTCTTCAGCCCACTCGGTGATGCCCAGCGAGTCCTCGAGAGGTTGCAGGGGTTGGCTCTCGGGTTGAACCTCGCAGACACACAGCGCCGCACCTCTAAGGTGCTGCGCTGCCATCGAGCCATCGAGCTGTTCGATGCTGCGATGGGCCGTCACGAGGTGAAAGAGGGCGTCGTGCGCGTACAGCGCAAGCACACGGCCGTTGTACCGCTCCCATTCAGACGGCCCGCTGAGCGCGACTCGATGGATCCCTGGACGGCCCTCGCTCGTGGGGTTCGCGAGCCAAAGCTCGACCAGCTCACGGCACTCATCTGACAGCTCGCGGCTTTGGGGCTGAAGGTGCTGGACCCCGCCAAGCATCGTCTGGCGCAGGACGTTGAAGGCCTCCCGCAGATCGAGCTGAAAGTCGCGCGTGTGGCCGTTGCATTTGGCTCGCACCGTGATGGACAGATCGCGTGCGCCAGCCGGAGCCCAAAGCGCGCGAGCCAGGTTGAAGGGCCAGGGGTAGTAGGGATCCTCGGCCTTCCCCCAGTCGTACCCGGGGATGTACTGGATGATCGGCTTCACCTCGTCACCTCCTTGATCCACGTGTAGAGAACCTCGAAGTCCTTGGCGCGATACAGCGCCTCCAACTGGCTCCAGAGCGGAGCCAGTGAGCCCCACCTCTCAAGGTAACACTTCGTCACCGTGCGCCGATTCATCAGGTCGCCCCCGACACGCTGCGCCCGTCGCGGACCAGCCACCGCCCCGAGCGGGTCTTCCTGCGATCCGCGTCGTCCACCTCCTTCGCGCACCACCCACCCATGCCCACGCCAAGCGCCGACACGACCGACTCAGGCGCAGCGTTCGGGCCAGGCGCGAGCCCGAAGACGACCCACAGCGAGCCGTGCTCGCAGGCCCTCAGCTCCTGCCAGGCGAACACGTCGGTCCACCCCGCGAGGGCGAACGCGGCGCCGGTCTGCCCCTGGAGCTTCCCGCCGCGGTTCATCGCCCGGGTGAACAGCCGCTGGGCTCCCTGGTCCTCGGCGAACGCCACCGCGAGCACAGGGACCACCCTGAACGCCTCCAGGGCGCACCGCTCCGAGCAGGTATGGGCGTAGGGGTCGGCGTCATGCGCTGGACCCCACCCGAGGTGATGCACCGATGGAGCCACCTCCGGAGTGCGGACCGGTTGGACGGTCTCAGACGCTGCGGGCTCGCTCCCAGCAGCCCCCTCCTGGTGCGCCGCGTCGCGCACCACCTCGGCCTTCTGGATGTGACGACTCCCCGTGGGTCGCCTCAGCTTCTTGATCCGCCTGCCCACCTACCGACCTCCCTTCTTCTTCTGATCTGCGCCGAGCAGCCGCTTGACGGCCTTTTCGGCGGCCTCCGATGAGGGCCACCATGTGTTCGTGGGGACCTCGTCGATCACCGCGGTGTAGCCCGGCGCCGACGCCCACGCGACGTGGTAGAGCACCACCTCGCAGGTGCGCCTCCCCGCCTTCACCACGAACCGCCTCGCCTCGGCGCCCAGCGCGCCGCCCTCGACGAACGCGACCCGCTCGACCTTGTTGGCCTTCACGAACGCCTCGATCTGGCGCAGCTCCTCGTCCCGGGTCATCTGCGGGGCCTGGTGATCTTCCCGGTCGCGCGCTCGCCGCTTCGGCGGCGCGCAGACGCCGAGGGCGCCCCACCCGGGAGCCAGACGCCGACCCTCTTCCTTCGCCGCTGGTGCAGATCCCGAGCGGGTGCTCACGGGCGCCACATCCAAGGCAGGCGCGGCCTCGGCCCGCTCCGCCGAGGGCGCCCTGCGGCGCTCCACCTCGGGCGCCGCCTTCACTCCGAAGTGCGCTCGCGCCAGGGGCGTCGCCGCGTACATGCCCAGCCCCTCTCGGGTCAGCAGCTCAGGGTACTCGTTCACCAGCTGGGCCAGGGTGTATTGGCCCTTCTTGGCGCTCCAGCCGAGCGCGTCTTCAACGTCCCGCCCTTCCGTGAGAGGGCGCTGCGCCGCGACCTCCAAGGCCAGGTAGAGGTTGGAGCGCGGGTGGGGGCAGCGCTCCAGCCGAGTCGAGGACGGCGCGCCCTTCAGCGCCTTGTGGCCTGCTTCGCTCAGCTTGTAGCGCCCGCGGCGCTCCTGCTTGATCAGGTGGGAGTAGTCCCGCTTCAACGTCACCAGCGCGCCGCGGCTCCCCACCGCCATGAGCTGCTTCGTGGTCGCCTCGCCGCCCGACCGCTCCATCACCTTGAGCAGCTCGAAGGTCAACGTCCACGGCGAGGGGACATCTCGGCGCCGCAGCCCGGAGGAGCCGTGGTCGGGTTTGGCTGAAGTCGCCTTGCTGCTCACGGCGCACCCCCTCGACCAGACCGACGGGTGGTCTCTTCCATGGTGGTCCGGGCCAGCTCGCGCACCCCCTCCTCTCCCAACCCTTCAAGCTCCCTGGCCCGAAAGGCGAACCGCTGGATGGGGACGTCGGTCCAGGTGTGGGGCGGGGGCACCTCCTCCAGGCGCACCACGCGCCGCCACAGCGCCACCTTCTGCGGTTCGCTCAGCCGCGCGGTGACCTGCCGCCACCGGCCGATGACGTGACGCCTGGACAACACCCGCCCGGTCGCCTCGCACTCGTGGTAGGGGCGAAGGGCGACCTCCATCAGGCCACCTTGAGGACCCCGGATCACGCCGTGGATCGGAGCGCCGCCGCTGCGCGGGATGTCGGCGGCGGGCTCCAGGTCGGTCCGGGTGCCGTCCAGCCAGACCTCGGTGCCGTACGGCCCCTGAACGACCGCGACCCCCTTGCCGCACCACGGACACATGCGGCTGCCCTGTTTGGTGAAGCGCCCCATCAGCCCTCAGCCTCGCTTGATGTTGCGCTCGCCGCCTTCGCCGCTCTCGCCGCTTCCAGTCGATCGAGGCGATCGATCTCAGCCTGGAGGAGCGCGGCGGCCATCACGAGGAGTCGCCGCGGATCGTCCTGGAGCGCCTCGCGCTTGTCGCACCGTTTGTCCCAGTCCGCGGGCCACAGATCGTGCGCTTCTGACAAGGGAGAGCCCCCGGCAGCGAGCGCGTAGGCCGCTCCGGCGCGCGCGAGCTGACCCTCCGTGTGCTGATCGTCATGGGCGTCGTCGTAACCCTCCTCATCGCGCTGGCGCAGCCGCTCCTTGAGCACGCAGGACGCCGCCGCCTCGGTCGCCAGGATCACGCCCCTCAGCGGCGCGCCGTCGAGGCCGCGTCTGACCTGGATGCCGCGGCTGACGCAGCGAGCGCGCCGGATGTAGCCCTTGCGCTCCAGCGCCCTGAGGTGGTCGTTGACGCCGTTGGTGGACTTGATCCGCATCGCCGCGGCGATCTCGCGGATCGTCGGCGCGATGTTGCGCTCCTTGAGCGACTTGAGGATCACCTCCAACACCCCGGCCTGCCGGGCGGTCAGCCTCTTTGGTCTGGTGGGCGCGCGCTCCGCGGTCGCCCTTCCATCGCCGTTTGACATCATGTCCCCCTCCTGACCGCTCACCAGCCCTTGAGCCGCATCAACGCCTCGACGTTCTTGTTCTCCACGGGGCGATCCACCAGCTCGTGGCGGAGCACCTCGACCCCAGGCGCGTGTATCCTGAGCCGCACCTGGTTCTTCCGAACCGTCACCAGCTCCACGACGATGTCGTCGCCGATGAGCACGCCCTCTCCCGCCTTCCTGGTCACCGTCAGCGCTCCCTGCTTCACGTTCATCCCTCCGTGGATACCCCGCCCCCTCGACCATGAGGGTGTCGGCTCCCATCGCATGGGGCCTGGCGGGCTTGAGAACAGTCCGGTGGGCGCAATAACCACGACCTTCACACCACCAGGTGAAGGTCGCCTCACGGCGAGGCCAGGCTCACACGTGACATGTGGGCCTCGCCGTGGTCGGTCATCCCAGACCACCGGACATGAGGGCTCCCGCTGGAGTCGAACCAGCTTCAGCCGCGGCGCTGCGCCTGAGCAGGCGCAGCACCTGGAGAGCCACGGGCGCCGCCGACAACTTCGGAGAGCCACGGGCGCCGCCGACAACTTCGAGGAAGACGTCAATCGGACCGCTGGAGTCAGCGGCGGCACCAGACACCCTGCCTGGAGTCGAACCAGGATCACCCGCCCGCGCCGCGACGCAGAGGGGGAGGGAGCACCTCACTCAGGGGATGGCGATGACGCGAGCACCCAACGCAACCGAGGGTGCTGAGTACCTCGACCAGGGAGCGCAGCAGCTCGCGCCATCGCAAAGATCGAGCGCCCAGGGTCATGCGCGCTCGAAGACCGTCAGCCGTCAGAACGGGTACTGCGCATCGCAGCACCTGCCCCAGATCGTCTTCACGCTGGCCTCCGCGTCGGACTGGGAGAGCCCGAGGTCTACCAGCCGCCTCGCCAAACCGGACAACTCCTCCAACTCCGCCGCGGTCAACTGCGGCACACCCTTCTCGGGCTGCTCCGGGTTCAGGGAGCCCATCCATGCCTCGTGCTGTTCGGCGTCCCACTCGGGCTCGACGTACCGAAACTTGATCCACTTGTCCGAGTGATATCGGGCCACCCCGTACCCGTCCTCGCCGCGCACCAGCAGCGTGCCGTCCTCGCGCACATCCGCTCCGCCCACGTTGCGGAACTCGTCGGTGAACACAGCTTGCCCGTTGTGCCCCGTTACCTTCAGCGTCTTCGTCATCGTCCTTCCTCTACACCTTGCCCCAACACCAGGGCGTCAATTCACCAGCGTGGGAGCGAGCCCCAGCGCCACCCCGAACCCTCGCGGCGCAGGCGGCATGGGGACCTCCACCCGAACAGGGACGCCGCGCCCCACCTTCAGCCGCTTCAGGAGCGCCGCGACAGCCTCCTTCCCCGTCGCGAACCCCGCCAGAGTCAACCCGATCGGGAGCAGCGCGTCGTCGCCGAACAGCGCCCCGAGGTGGTGCGACTGGAGCTGGGCGCTCTTGAGGCGCGCCACGTAGGGCCTCGCCGGGCTGAGCTGCTCGATCCCCCGCTCCGTCACGACCAGCTCGCCGCCGTTCATCTGGATCACCTCGACGACCAGCGCGCCGACGAGGATGCCTTCGGCCTCGCCGACCTCAGCCGCCGCGCTCGATCCGACCTCCTCGACGGCCTCGCCCGTGGCCTGCCCCTTGTCTTCTTCGTCCGTCACGCGGCCCTCCTTGGCTTCAGTCCCTTGACCTCGACTTCATCTGAACCAGACCAGCGCTCCACGCTGGCCACGGCCTTGCTGAGCGCCGCCTCGACACCGACCATGGCGATCTCCAGCAGCCAGGTGTCCACCTCGCGCCCGTACACCGATGCGGGCAGGTGCCGCGTGCTCTCCAGGCCGTGCTTCGCCGCGCATGCACGCCGGAACACCTTCTTGGCCCGCTCTCGGGCCGCGCGCTCCCACCCGAGGAGCGCCATGTGCTCATCGAGCTGCGCCGCGAAGTGGTCCGAGGTCCGCTTCCACAGCGGGTCGCCCCCTCGCTTCTGACGCGGCGCGAACACCTCCAGCTCCCGACCGAGCTGCACCCGCAGGCGCTGAAGCCAGCACAGCAGCGCGGCGGCCTCGGTGCTCGGGTTGTAGGTCGGGGTGTGCCACTCGCCCTCATCGTCCTGCGTGGGCAACGACAGCGGGACCCCATGACGCCCCGGGCAGGCCCCGTGCTGCTCCAGAAGGGCCTCGATCTCGGCACGCCACAGCGCCGGGTAGAGCCCTTCGTCACGCTCCTGAAGCAACGCCAAGGCCGCCGGGGCGCGAACACCCATCGCACAGGTGAGGTCACGGCGCAGGCGAGTGAGCTGTCGCTGGACGCGAGGGTCCTTCATGGGGCACCTCCCAGCGAGGGCGAGCGGCGCTCAGCCTTCAGGAGGGCAGGCGAGAAGGTCTCGACCCGCACATCCCGCGGCACCCACTGCGCCAGGCCGGGCTCCCACTCCATGGTCAGGGTGCGGACGCGGATCCCGAGGTCGTCATGGGCGACGCTGACAACGGTCTGTCTCCCCAGGCTGCAATGGGTCGCCGTCGAGACGCGGACCCACGAGAGCGCGTCCAGGGCCACCCAGCCCAGGGCGACCCGCTGCCCGTGGCTGTTGCGATGCACCTGGATGACCCGCTGGCCGCCCGGCCTGGAGATGTAGCCCTTGGCCTCCATCTCGGTGAGGAGCTGATGAACGCGCCCGTCCGACACCTCAAGCTGCTGCGCCAACTGCGACAGGGTGGGGGCGGCGCAGCTCTCCCGAACGCTCTCCATGATCAGGTCGAGCGCCCGCGCCTCCTGATCCGTGAGGGGCCTGGTGGGGGCTTTGATGCTGTCGCTGTCGTGTTCCACGTGGCGCTCCTACAGGTGGCGTGAGACGAGTCCTTGAGGGCTGACCATCAAGCACTCAAAGATTCAAACGTTCAAAACATGGTGAGGTTCGGATGATCAGTCAAGGGAAAAATTCACTGAACCTTTCCCCGCCGACTCCTTGAACCACACCGCGACGTCGTCACACACGGCGCGCAGGTCGTTGACGCTGGCCAGGTTCCTGGTCAGGCCCTGGCCATCCTTCACCCTGGCCTCGCCGGTCTCGGGGTTGTAGGTGAAGTCCACGCCCCCATCAAAGCCCCACCACGGCGGCTTGATCGTGAATTGCGCACCTCCACCGATCTTCTCATCAAGATGATTCATCTCAATGTTGAACTCTGCCTGATCCATCGATGTTCACCTCCCGTCCTCAGGTCTACCCCACAAGGATAAGCACACCGTACCGGACCTGTCAACACACCACTTTTATATCCGGTACGAAGCAGACTAGGCCTGTGTATGGATTGACTACAAAAAATCTGTGCAGTGTATGCATCCGGTCTGTGTTCAGTGTGGCCCGGCGAAAGGTAGATTTCGTACACATTTCCACCCGTGGAGAGCACCGGATTTGTGTGCGATGCCTTGACAAGTCCGGTGCAGTGTGTACCTATTGCCTATCAATAGCCGCCGCGAGGGACTTGGCGTGGCCTACCGGGTCATCACCCTGTGGTGTGGATTGAGGTGGAATATGGCTGAAGACAGGATATCTGTGAAGGGCGGACCCATCACGGTGAAGTCCGCCACGCCCATTACGGCGATCGAGGCGTTCTTCTACGCCCGCGGCGGGCAGTGGACCGTGCAGGGGGTGGCCAAGGCCACCGGGGTCGGGAGCACGACGCAGGTGTACCGTGCGCGGAGCGGCCGCACCTCCAGGGCCTACGCCAAGGAGCTGGAGCGCGTCACCGGCATCAGCGCCGGGGTGATCGTCATCGGCACAAAGCGGCCCGACTGGACCTTCATGCTGGTCGAGGACGACCGGGTCCAGCTCGTCGAGACGGAACAGTGATGACCAAGGGGGCTCAGTGAGTTACAGACACGACCTGCCGACGGACGAGCGCGAGCACAAGGTGTTCGCGGTCCCCACCGACCTCGGCGACCGGGTGCGCAGCTACGCGCGCCGTTCCAAGGGGCTCTCGCAGAACACGATCGCGTGCGCCGCGATGGAGCTGCAGTTGATTGTGTGGCGGGCTCAGCAGTTGAGCCTGGAGAACCCCATCACGCGCGAGAAGACCACCAAGGCCGCCGGGGAGGACTTCCCCAGCGCGCCGCCCTCCCTCTCATTTGATAAGGGCGGCCCCGGGCTCGCCGCGGGAGAGACCCGGTCGCTCAGTGTCCGCGCCGACCCGCAGCTGATGCACGACTGGCTGGCCGCCGTCTGGTACCAGCAGGCCCGCTACAGCTACCCCTCCGAGGCGCTCGTCGCAGGCCTGACGAGCTACCTCGACCAGGTCCAGAACACCATGCCAGCCTGATCTCCCGATTCCGTTGTGACCTTGAGGCGCTGAGGGGGTCATCATGCGAGGCTGAATTTTGAACGCTTGAACTCTTGAATGGTTGATGTGGGCAGGGTATCTTGAAGAACCCTGTCTGGGACGAAAAAGCCCCGAGCGGTCTGGACACCGGCTCGGGGCAAACGGAGCGACATGAAAGAAGGAGGATCGCTCGTCATGGGAAATTACCGCCACACTGAAACAATGTCAAGTCCCGATCGAGCCCCAGATCGTCTGCCCCAGCGCAGCGACGCGCGGCGTTGGCTCGGCCAGCTGGTTCGGGCCGGGCGCCACCGGGGCGTGGTCACCGGGACGGTGGACGACGGGCGCCTGAGGCTCTTGCTGTCGCACCCGCGCTCGCTCAGGGGGCTGCCGCAGCTCATCGCGCCCCGACACGTGGAGATCTGCGACGTGGGCTACAGCAAGCGCGAGCAGGCCGCCATCGCGCTCCTGGTCGGGCTCGTGGTCCAGCTGTGCGACGCCTCGAAGGGGGCGCGGGAGTCGGGCAACGAGGCCGCGGCGCAGGCGCACTGCGCGGAGCGCGAGCGGGTGACCGAGGTGCTGTGCGTGCTCCTGGGGGCGCTCTCCCCTGAGGAGGTGCGCTGTGGCTGACGCAAGCACTGTGGATGGCGTCTTGACCGACGCGGCGATGCTCGACGCCGAGTCGCTCGCCGCGAAGCTGTGGAGCTGGATTCGATGGCTGCTGGCGCTCCTGTGGGCGCTGGCGCGGCGCGGCGCGCTGCGGCTGCGACCGCAGGAGGAGCCCTGGCAGAAGGGAGTCACCGAGGCCGAGCGGTGGACGCTCCGTCGGCTGTGCTCGGCGCGGTGGGTCGCGGCGGGGCGGCTCGACGGTCAGCCCGTGCTGCGCGTCGGCCCGGTGTGGCTGACGGCGCGGTGGGGCCGCGCGGTTCGCGTCGGGAGCATCTTCTGCGCCCTCGCGGGGCTGATGGTGACGCGAGGGTGCCAGGGCGCGGCGCTCTCCACTCAGGATCGCCTGTGGGAGGTGCGCCGTGGTTGAGGCTGGAGCGGGTGTGAAGGCGATCACCCTCATCGGGTGCGGCAAGGCGAAGCGCGAGGAGGCCGCGCCCGCTCGCGACCTCTACACGGGCAACCTGTTCCGCGCTCGGCTGAGGTACGCCGCCTGGAAGGGGGATCCCTACTACATCATCAGCGCCAGGCATGGGCTGCTGGAGCCCTGGCGGGTGATCGAGCCCTACGACCTCCACCTCTCTGGCGTCGCCAGGGAGCAGCGCTACCTGTGGGCCAGCCAGGTCATGGAGGCGCTGGAGCGCCTCCACCCTGGCGAGCGCCTGACGCTGGAGACCCACGCCGGGGCGGTCTATGTGGACCACCTGCGCGATCGGCTCGGGAGGCTCGCGACCTACCCCGAGGGCAGCGGCGCGGCCGCGACATGGAACATCACGCACCCCGTCGAAGGGATGCCGATCGGGCAGCAGCTCGGCTGGTACGCGCGTCGGCGCCCGGTGCAGACCGACCTGGAGGCGTGGGTTCAGGGGGCGGCGCGATGAGCAGGACACCCCACACGCCGCCGCGCTGCCTCCGTTGGCGCTCTCGACGCTCCACATGGGCGCCCCGACGCGAGACGCTCAACCCCTCGCGCTATGAGGTGAGCCTCCTCGATGAGGAGCGGGCCAAGGCGTTCGTCACCGAGCACCACTACTCAGGCTCCTACCCTGCGGCGCGGCTGCGCTGTGGCCTGTGGCGGTGGCGGCCCGGGACGCTCGGCGAGCTGGTCGGCGTGGCCGTCTTCTCCGTGCCTTGCCAGCAGCGCGTGGTGCCTCGCTGGCTCGGTGTCGAGCCCCTGGAGGGGGTTGAGGTGGGGCGCTTCGTCCTGCTCGACGACGTGCCCTTCAACGGGGAGACCTACTTCCTCGCGCGGGCGTTTCGCCTCCTGCGCGAGCACAAGCCCACCGTCCGCGCCGTGGTGAGCTACAGCGACCCGGTGGCGCGCCGCACGCTCGGCGGTGAGGTCATCAAACCCGGTCACTACGGGACGATCTACCAGGCCCACAACGCCCGCTTCCTCGGGCGCTCCTCCAGCAAGACGCTCTACCTCACGCCTGACGGGCGGGCCTTGAGCGGGCGGGCCTTGAGCAAGATCCGCCTCGGCGAGCGGGGGCAGGACGCGGCGCAGGCTCGCCTGGTCGAGCTGGGCCTGCCTGAGCGCGACCGGGGCGAGTCGGGCGAGGGCTACGTCGCCCGGGTGCTCGGGAGCCGGGCGGTGCGACCTGTGCGCCACCCTGGGAACTTCGTCTATGGCTGGGCGCTCGACCGCCGGGTGAAGCTGAAGCAGGCCGGGGGCTACCCCAAGGAGGCTGCGTCATGAGCCGGTACACTGTCCTCCACCTCTTCGCCGGGCTTGGCGGCGGCGCGGTCGGCTTCAAACGGGCCGGTTTCAGGTCCGTTGGAGCCTTCGACTACAACGCCGGCGCCTGCGCTGACTTTGCTCAGCTGACCGGCGAGCCGTGCACCCAGGCAGACCTGTGGACGATGACGCCGAAGGAGCTGCGCGACGCCTGCACAGGCGCTCCCGACGTGGTGTTCTCATCGCCACCGTGCCAGGGGAACTCCAGGTCGCTGTCGGGGAAGGTCGCCAAGCGGCGAAAGTACCTCCTCCTCAACGAAGTGGCCCACCACGCCATCCGGCTGGTGCTTCAGGCCTGGCCTGACAGGCCGCCGCGGCTCATCGTGTTCGAGAACGTGCCCGGGATCGTCTCGCGCTCTCGGAGCATTCTTGACGAGATCACCTGGACCCTCGGGCAACACGGCTACGCCACCCGCGAGTCGTTCCACTGCTGCGGCCAGCTCGGAGGCCTGGCGCAGAAGCGCAAGCGCTTCCTCTACGTCGCGCGCCACATCGAGAGCTGCCCTGATTTCCTGCGCGAGCCACCCGAGCAGCCCCTCAAGAGCATCGGAGAGGTCGTCGGCGAGCTGGGGCCGCCGGTGTTCCTCCCCAAGCACCAGGCGAAGGAGTCGCTGCACTACTGCCCGAGGATGAAGGGGATCAACTGGATCCGGCTCGCGCTCATCCCTCCTGGGAAGGACTGGAAGGCGCTGCCCCCTTCCGTGGCCCTCAAGAAGAGCACGACCCGCCACAACGGCCCCCTTGGCGTGGAGCGGTGGGATGATGCCGCGCACACCGTCCAGGGCTCGGGCGGGGCGCGCGGGTCGTGGGGCTCCATCGCCGACCCTCGCGTTGAAGGGCTGAGGCCAAAGAAGAACCCCCGAGGTGGGGCCTATGGGGTCAGGGGCTATGAGGCATCGGCCAACACGGTCGTCGCCTCGGCCTGTCACGACAACAGCTCAACGTCCATCGCCGATCCCCGGCTCGTAGACCCTCGCAGCACGTGCTCCAGGCGTCCGCGCAGCCTCGGCGTCACGGGCTACGACGAGCCCCTGCCCACCTGCGTCATCGGCCAGGGCACGGCGCACAACGGACCCTGGCAGGTCGCTGACCCGAGGCTGACCTACAAGGAGCGCAACGGCGGCCATCGGGTTGTCCCGTGGCCCGAGGCGTCGCACTGCGTCATCGGCGAGTCCTCTCCTGACAAGGGCTTCAACCTCGCAGACCCGAGGATCCCCGAGATCGTGGGCGACCCCCTCGACCCTGGCAAGAGGGACATCTACGCCGTCATCAAGGCCCTCGATGGCACGTGGCACAGGCCCATGACCACGGCTGAGCTGGCGCTGTTGCAGGGGCTGCCCATCGTCAAGAGCGACGGGAGCCTGGTCGAGCTTCACGGCACGAAGCACGGCGACTGGCGCAAGCGCATCGGCAACGCCGTCCCCCCGCAGTCCGCTGAGGCCATCGCCCGGGAGTGCTGGGCGACGCTGGAGGCCAGCGACGGCGGCGGCTGGCGGTTGTCGAGCCAGGGGATCTGGGTACAGCGACGGGCTGATGAGGTCCGCGAGACAAGCATCCAACAACCACGGATCCAACAACCACGGCGAGGGCTGACGTCCCCACCTCATAGAGAGGGCCTCATGTCGAAGACCGAAAAGAGCACAAAGACCGGGATCGCCGCGCTGAAGGAGCGGGTGAAGGACCAGGCCGAGCTGCGGGAGCTGTCGGGCGGACATGACCTGGCGTGCCCCACAGGGGATCCCGGTCACCTGGCTGCCAACATCGAGTTCTATCAGGAGGAAGGGGAGGTCCCCACGTTCTGCTGGGGTGAGGGCGACCGGGACGGGCTCTGCAAGAAGCCCCTCGGCCAGACGTGGGAGGAGCTGAGCCTCCTCGGCGGCAAGCTGCGCCGCGGCCACAACAGGCTGGGCTACAACGAAGCCCAGTTCGACTACGAGGACCGCTGCGCCGCCCGGCTCCTGATCGACGAGGGCACGCTCACCTACGACGCCGCGGTGGGTCACCTGGTCGCCGAGACGCTCCACGAGCGCTACGGCACCCAGATCGACCTGCTCAAGGCCCGCTACCCCGAGTGGCGCCGCGTCCTCAAGCGCCAGAAGCAGGCGAGGCGTCGCGTGTCGACCACCTCGCGTGTGGCCCTGTCGGAGCAGCTCAGCGGGAGGCATGGCGGGGGCGGGAGCACCATCGTCGTCAACGGCGGGTCGCTGACGGGGGTGGCCATCGGGGCGGGGGCGAGCGCGTCCGTTGGCGCCGTTGAGCAGCGCGGAGGTGCGCAGGACCTCGTGGGTCGCGGCTACGACCTGAACACGGCCAACGGGCGCCTGGACGCCATGTGCAACATGTTCGGCGCCCTCTTCTGCCAGGTCCCGTTCCTCATCGGCATGCCCTCGGCGATCCTCCCAAACAGCTCGCAGGCGCAGCAGGCCGTCGCCGTCGCCGAGTGGGCTCAGGCGAACGGCAGGGTCGAGGAGCTGAAGGCGACGATCCGCAAGATGTACCGGCGGTGACACCCACCAGGAGGGGCGAGCGATGCAGGCACTCGACGCGCCATCGACGTTCGACAGGCTCAAGCGGCTCCATGGGGAGCGCCGCGCCGAGGCGCTCCTCTTCATCAGGGACACCCTCGCGCCCTCCATCGCAAGCCTGGAGGTCAACATCCAAGCGGCGGAGGAGGCCCAGGGTGCTTGGGGGGTGCGCGGCGCGGGGGCGCGCTGGGCTGACCTGCGCGATCTGAGGTGGCGGCTACGGACCCTCAAGGAGTGCCGCGAGGGGCTCGTGAAGGGGTTCGACCTGACCGAGGCGGAGCTGGGTGAGTTGGAGGTTGACCATGAAGCCTGAACCCTGCGGCCTGAGCCTGGAGAGCGCGCTTGAGCCGCTGTCCGGGATCCTCGATGAGCGCGACTTCGCCTGGAGCTTCGTCAACGACGAGGCCCGCATGAACAAGCTCATCCTCGCCGGAGCGAAGCTCGCTGGCCCTTCATCCGTCTATTTTTTGCGACAATTTGAACGCTTGAACGCTTCAAGCTCAAGGGTCGAACTGCGGTCGAGTGTCGATGACAAGGAGGTCAAAGATGAAGTGGCGTAGCGAAAGCGCGTGGTGGGAGGGAGCGCCGTTCCCTCCTCGTAAATGGCAGGCCGAGGCCCTCAGGTGCGCGGTGGGTCGGGTTGAGGCTGGGGCGAGGCCAGTCGTTCACGCGGTGATGGGGGCGGGGAAGTCGGTGTTCATCGCGGAGCTGGTGCGCTCCATCGAGCTTGAGCGCGGCGAGGTGGTCGTCATCTCGGCGCCGACGCGCAAGCTCGTGGTGCAGCTCGCGCGCACGGTGGCGGGCCGGGTCGGGTCGCGGGAGGTGGGTCGCTTCTTCTCCGACGCCAAGGAGACGAACCGCCCTGTGATCGTCGCCTGCTTCCCGTCCATGGAGCGGCTCGCGGAGATCTTGCAGCGCCAGGAGCGCCGCGCCGTGCTGTGGATCGTGGACGAGGCGCACAACTCCGAGTGCGACTCGATCCACAACGCCTACCTGAGGCTGGACCCCGAGCGGCTCGTGGGGCTCTCCGCGACGCCCTACCGCTCCAAGGAGGGGGAGGCGCTCCAGCTCTTCGACGAGACCGCCTACACCTACGACGCCTCGGACGCGCTGCGCGACGGCGTCATCGTGCCGTGGAAGGTGCGGCAGTACGGGGGGCTGGCCGAGACCATCGACGACGCGTGCGTGGAGATGATCCGCAGGGTGGTCGCCGAGGATCTGGGGCCAGGGGTGGTGGACGCCCACAGCTTCGTCCAGCAGGGCGCCAAGCGCGTCCACATCAGCGGGATCAAGGACGCCGAGGCGTTCGCCCGCAGGCTCTCGGAGGACGAGGGGATCCGGGCGATGGCGGTTCACAGCGAGCTGAAGGGCCGTGAGGTGGACCGCCGGATCCGGCTGCTCAAGGAGGGGCAGCTGCAGGTCCTGGTGCACGTCGCCATGCTCAAGGAGGGCGTGGACCTGCCCTGGCTTCGGTGGCTGTGCCTCAGGCGCCAGGTGTCCAGCCGGGTGTGGTTCGCGCAGCACGTCGGGCGCGTGCTGCGCTCCCACCCGGGCAAGGAGGAGGCGATCATCCTCGACCCCGGCGACCTGTTCGGCACCTTCGGGCTGAGCTACGCCGCGGTCCTCGGCGGTCGGGACATGTCCGACAGCCCGCTCCTGCAGTTCCTCACCGAGGAGCAGACCGAGGCGCTCCACGAGGCCCAGACCAAACCCGGGGTGCTCAAGCAGAAAGGCCCCAGGCTCTACCTGATCGACTCCAGCGAGCCCAAGCGGCTGAACCAGCTCCAGGGCGGGATCCGCCAGCTCTACCTCGCCATGGAGGCCGCGGGGCTGCTCCAGCGCCCCGACAAGGTCCCGTTCGGGAGGTGGCGGCGCGCGGCGGTCACGAAGAGCCAGATCCAAACGCTCGGTCAGGCGTCGCGCTACGCCGCGGCGCGCCTCGACCAGATCGACGCGCCCCCGGAGGTGCGTGAGCTGCTGCGGTTCAGCTACCGCAACGCCCGCCAGCTCACCAAGGGCGGCGCCTCCGACCTGATCTCGATCCTGTTCGCGCTCAGCAAGGCCCACGACTGGCCCGACGTCGTCACCCGCATGGTGCGCGGCGAGGACGTGCCCGACCCCGAAGACAGCCCGAGCGAGCGAGCCCACCACGAAGACGAGGAGGCCGCGTGATGCCGAAGACGAAGACGACGAAGACGACGAAGGGCTCCACCCCGGCGAAGGGCGCGAAGAAGATGACGGCCGCGGAGTGGGCGAAGCTGACCTCGGGCGGACGGGCGAAGCCGAGCCCCTCTGCGCCCGAACAGGGGGCTCAGCTCGGGCAGATCGTGCGCCTGGGTCGGTCACGCGACGACACAGAAGCTGCCGAGGGAGACAACGACGCGCCGCCGCTCTCACTCAAGGACGCCGACCGGGGGCGCAGCGCCGCGAAGGGCACCGCGACGCGGCGGGTCCGCCCGCATGACGCGACCGCCTGGTGGCGCGAGATCGAGCGGCTCGCCTCGCGACCGGCGACGGAGCTGAGGAGCGTGCGCTCCGCCGCCGGGCGCCTCCTCGCGCTGGAGCCCGAGGCCGACGCACACCGCGCCGCCTTGGAGCAGCTGATCGCTGACGTGACCGCCGCCCTGGACCAGTGGGAGGCGTCAGCGCGGCTCACGGCGCGAGGCGAAGGCGAGAAGGCGAATGCGGCGACCAAAGCGACGCCGGAGCAGTCGGCAGCCGAGGAGGCGCCTGAGGGATGAGCGAGCAGCAGAAGCAGGGCGGTGAGGCGTCGCCAGGGGTCGGCGAGGGCGAGCGGCGCCTGTTCGCCTACTCGGTGTGCGCAGGCGCCGAGGACCGCCGCGTGCGACGCCACAGCGGCACGCTGGAGGAGATCCATGGGTGGCTGGAGGGCCACTCGCGGGTCTTCGCGAGCAAGGACGGGCCGCTGTTCCACCCCGCGGTCTACACCCCCGTGCCGCACCCCCACCCGCGCTCGAAGGTCTTTGGCCAGGTCGGCGATTGGCGCGTGCGTGAGGGGATCGAGGCGATCGGGTGGCTGCCGATCGACATCGACGACACCCTGGAGGTGAGCGACGTCCCGGGCTGGCTGGAGCGGTGGTCGGGCTGGGCGTACCTCGCCTACACCTCGTGGTCGTGGGGGCTCGCCGAGTGCAAGGCGCGCCTGCGCGTCCTGCTGCCCCTGGAGCGCCCGGTCACGCTGAGCGAGTGGGCCGGGCTCGCCGCCTGGGCCAGGCGGTACGCCGCCGAGGGCGTCGAGGGCGTCACCGGCGACCAGCTCCTCGGCAAGGAGATCAACAACCCGAACCTGGGCTACTACACGCCCCGAGCCCAGAACCCCGAGTCGTTCGACGCGGGCTGGGTGCGGCTCCACCGCCCCGAGGGCGACGGCGCCCGCCTCCTCGACCCCGACGACCTGCCGCCCGCCACATCGGTCACCGCCGAGGTCGCGCGGATCCGCCAGGAGGCCGAGGCGCGAACGGCGCAGCGGCGCGCAGCGGCGCGGTCTGCCTATGGGGGCGGCGGCACACCCGACCCCGACGACACCGCCCGGTGGGTTGAGGACATGCTCGGCCACGTGCCGCCAGAGGACTACCACGAGTGGATCCAGGTGCTCCAGGCCCTCCACGCCTGGGATCCGCACCGCGGGCTCAGGCTCGCCCACGCCTGGTCCTCCGAGTCCGACAAGTACGACCCAGCCGTGCTCGACAAGAAGTGGGCAGGGTTCGCCGAGGGGCGCGGCAGGACGCTCGGCACCCTCTACCACCTGGCCTGCCAGTACGGGTGGGAGCCGAGCGCCGAGCAGCGGCTCGCCTTCCAGTCCGACGCCGACCTCCTCGGCAGCCCGAGCCGCGTGGAGATGGCCGGGGCGACGCCGGTGGGTCCTGAGCCGCCCTGGACCGCCCTACCCCCACCTCACGCGCGCCCCGTTGGCACGCGCGACGACCGAACCGGCGACCGGGTCAGCAGCGCGTCAGGCGGCGGCGGAGGCGAGCCCCCACGGCACCCTCCAGGAGGAAGCGCCGGAGGGAGCGGCGGCGGAGGCGGCGGAGGCGGCGGACGAGGTGACGACGACCCCGAGGCCGAGGGCGATCCTGAGGATGACCCCGAGGGACACCACAGCGAAGGACGCCGCGGCGAGGAGGGGCGCGACGACGACTGCGACCCGACCCAGGCGCTGCTTGATCTGCTGGAGCAGGGGCGCATGGGGCTCGACGGCGAGGCGCTGGCCACCTGGATCGAGGAGGTCTCGGCGGCCGCTGTGCGCGCCTTCCCGACGTGGAGCCCCTTCGAGGTCGAAGGGTGGCGCGAGCGGCTTGGAACGGGGCTCGACGCCGGGGGCGCGAGCGGCGCGAAGCGGCTCGCGAGCCGGATGCTCAAGCTGGCCGCGCAGGCGCAGCGCGACGCCACCGGGCCTCGCACCCGCGCGGGCGACGCGGCCTCGGGCGACCTGTGCGACGAGGCGATCCTGAACGCCTGGCCTTACGCCCAGGTCGAGGCCGAGGCGCGGTTCCCCGTCGGGTGGTGCGGTGAGGCGGTCGAGGTGGCCCAGCAGGGCGGCGGGCGGCTGTGGCGACGGCAGACCCGGCGGAGCCGCGACGGGGGGCAGGAGGAGCTGCTCATTCCGGTGGCGCTCGGGCCAATCCTGATCACCGGACGGCAGCGGGAGATCACGACCGGGGAGGAGCACGTGCGCCTCGGGTGGCGCCGCGACCGCGCGTGGGCCGAGCGGATCGTCAGCCGCGAGACGATCAGCTCCCAGCGCGACCTGGTGGCGCTGTCGCGCTGGGGCGCCCCGGTCAACTCGACCAACGCGGGCGAGATCGTGCGCTACCTGTCGGCCTACGAGGCCGAGAACCTCCCCAACCTGCCGCTGGCGCGCGTCTCCAGCCAGCTCGGGTGGCAGGGTCCACCCGCTCAGGGCGCAGGCTTTCTGTGGGGCGAGACCTTCATCGAGGGCGACGTGCAAGACGGCGACGGCGACGAGGCCGCGCTCCAGGTCCACTTCCACGGCGCCGACGAGGGCGACGTGCAGGCGGCGGCTGGCTACCGCCAGCACGGCACGTGGGTGGGGTGGTGCGAGGCGATCGCCCACCTGATCCCCCACGCGCGGCCCCGCATGGCGCTCTACGCGTCGCTCACCACGCCGCTGCTGCCGATCCTCGGTGCGCCGAACTTCATCGTCGATCTCAGCTACCCGACCTCGCACGGCAAGACGACCGCGCTGCGCGCCGCGGCGTCCTGCTGGGGCGTCCCCGACGAGGACAAGCCCGACGCGGTCATCTCCACGTGGGACTCGACCACCGTGGGCGTCGAGCGGCAGTCGGCGCTCAGGCAGGGGATGCCGCTCATCCTCGACGACACCCAGCGCGTCCTCGACGAGCCCAAGCGGCTGCGCAAGGTGATCTACGACGTCGCCCAGGGACGCGGCAAGGCCCGCGGCTCGATCGGCGGGCTGGCCCGCGTCAGCACCTGGTCGGCCGTCCTGCTGTCCAGCGGCGAGACCCCGATCGTCGTGCTCACGAGCCAGGGCGGCGTCCGGTCGCGCGTCGTCACCCTCTACGGCGCCACCTTCCCCCCGCGCGAGCCCGAGCTGGTCCAGATCATCCGGGAGGGCGTCACCACCCACTTCGGCCACGCCGGGCCGATGCTGGTGAACGCCATCATGGAGCGCCGCGACCAGTGGCCCGCCTGGCGCAGGCGCTACCGTGAACTCACCCACCACTACCAGCGCGCCGCGGACGGCGACCCGGTCGGCTCGCGCCTGGCCACCTACCTCGCCACCATCGACCTGCTCGGCGAGCTGGTCCACGGCGAGGTGGAGGGCCCCCGCGCGCTGCTCGACCTGCCGTGGGAGTGGCGCAGCCCCGTCGAGGAGCTGCACGCCGACCTCATCCAGGAGGCCGGGGGCGCCGACCCGGCGCTGGCGATCGCCAGCTACATGATGAGCTGGGCTGAAGAGAACCGCGCCGCGCTCTACAGCCGAGTGAACGCCAAGCCGCGCCCACCGAACCGCGCCTGGCTCGGGCGCTGGGACGCCCCACCCGAGCCGCTGCACGTCCTGACCAAGGTCTGGGTGGACACGCTGCGCCAGGCCGGGTGGGAGCGCAGCTTCATCGACGGGGCCACCCGCACCCTCTCCGAGCGCGGGATCATCCTCCACCCCGAGAAGGGCCGCCACTGTGCCCGGGTCCGCATCGACGGCGACCGCCCGCGCTGCTACACCCTCTCCATCGCCGCCCTGTGTGAGGCGCTCGGCGAAGCCATACCGACCGTCGAGGACGACGACGTGCCGATCTGACGCGTGCCCGTGCAGGCATGGAGGGTGGAGCGAGAGAGGCTCCAGAAGGACTCGGGCGGGGTCACTCCTCGGAGGCCGGGGTCGGGTCGACCAGCTCCAACACATCATCCCCGAAGCGGATCTCGGCGCCGTCTTCGTTGTCCATGGTGTAGACGAGGACATCGCCGCTCTTGAGGGTCACGGTCCAGGTCCAGCCGAGGATCGCCGGGGCTTCACGGTCGACGTGCATCTGTCGCCCCGTCTTGTCGAAGTCGATGTCGCGGTCGGTGATGCCCTCGCGGCTCATGTGGGCCATGACGGTCTGATTGAACCGCTGGCGGCGCTTGACCACCTCGGCCTTGCGTTGGGCCAGCAGCAGGTCGCGTGAAGTAGGCTGTGACATCGTGTCCTCATCAGCTCGGGTTCGTGTCTTCGGGCGCGGTTGACGGACGCCAGGCGACGGCAGGAGGCCCCGAAGGGCCGCCGAGGTTACCAGACCTTGTTGCTCTTCTTGAGGTTGCAGGAGGGGCAGGCCCCCACCCCGTTGGTGATCGTGGTGCGACCGCCGCGGCTGTGAGGGACGACGTGGTCCCCGTGGAAGCCGTGCTGAAGGTCCTCGCCGCAGTAGGGGCACTTCCCCTCGGTCTTGCGCCACAGGGCCTGCTTGTCGTGCCCATCGTAGCAGCGCTTGGAGTCCAGCTCATCGCCGAGGATCTCCTCGACCAGCTCGTCCTCCGTCTTGTCCTCCAGCTCCAGCAGCATCTTGAACAGGTCCAGCTCTTTCACTTCGTCTTTCGTTAGCAGCTCAGCCATCGTCGCCCTCCGTTCCGTCAACAACCCCAATGTAGCTATTTGCTACAAAAGAGCAAGAGACGGAGAGCAACTTTTTGCTACTTCTCTTCGCGCCACAGCTCCAGCATCCGACCCTCCTTCGAGGTGACCAGGGCGGCCTTGAGCGGCTCTCGGCTCTCGGGGTGCCAGGCGAGCGTGTAGACCCCGTCTTCATCGGTGACCGGGCTGTCTTCGTCATCGACAGCGCGGCGCAGGATGACGCGCACGGTGGAGCCGTTGAGGTCGAGCGCGTTGGTGATGCGCTTCGCGCTGCTCGGGCCGTTGGTGAGCAGGTAGGGGATGATCTTGTCCAGCGTGGTCGCCATGGATCCTCCGTGGTCTGGCGTGGCCTGGACAGTATGGGCACCGCCACAACAAAAAGCAACAAAAAGCTACATGGGCACCTTGCGCCGATTGTAGCACATGGTTACATTTACATCATCGAAGGGCGGCAAGGGGCCGCCCGGGAAACTGAAGAGAGACGATGAACCTCAAAGCCGAGCTGATCAACGCTGACCGCACCGCCCGCGCCGCCCGCGCCAAGGCCGACCGCCTCTACCGCGTGGCTCTTGAGAGCGGCCACCCCGGCGACTGCCCCGGCCTCTACGAAGCCGCCGACGTCGCGGCTCGCGAGGCCGACTACCTCGAAGAGGAGGTCACCCACCTCCGACGCCTCGCCCAATGAAGAAACCCCCTCAGGCACGGGGCTTGAGGGGGCCTCAATACGGGGCGGCGCACACCGGCTACCAACCACGGCGCCGCCCACAGCAACGGAGACGATATCATGGCGACCACACAGAAGCACCTCGAAATCATCGCAGACCAGCTCATCACCGGGATCCTGGCGATCGGGACCTACGTCCTGGCCGGGTTCGCCAAGGTGAGCATCGCGGACACGAAGCGGGGCCAGCGGTACAGCTACCGCGTCAAGGTCGTCCGCAAGCGCACCGAGCGCGGCGGGTACGCCCCTGCTCACGGGGAGGGGCCGTGGGTGGTGGAGCTGCGCACGGTGCATGGCTGGGCTCCCCTCGGCTACGTCGGGATCGGCCCCTTCACCGGGCACCTGCGCTTCTGGACCGGGGCGAGCCGCCACTACCAGGGGCGACAGTACCACCACCCCGCCGCCGCGTGGTACTTCCGCGGCCTCATCCACAACGCCACCCACGGCCACGAGATGCCGGACTTCATCCAGGTCTGGCGCTCCCACCACTGCGGGCGCTGCGGTCAGGACCTCGTCTCGGAGTTCCGCCACATCGGCTACGGCCCGATCTGCTGCGGTCACCTGGGCATCGACTCCAAGGCGATCTTCAGCCGCCTGAGCGAGTTGGGAGAGGCCGACCTCAACAGCCGGATCGCGATGGTGCGGGAGATGGTCTACAGCGACCTGAGCGCCGCTGACAAGACCGCGCTGAGGCTCCTGCCCGGGGTGGCTGGCGAGTACGCCCGGCAACACACCGACGCCGCCTGAGCGATCTGAGGCGCCCCTGGGATGGACTCGGGGGCGCTCACCTTCAACGCGAGAGAGACAACGCGAGAGAGGACAACGCCATGACGATCTTCACCGAAGCCAACATCATCGACACCTACACCGCCCGCCAGGCCCTTGAGGATGGGCAGCTCATCGACGTCTGCGCCCGCCTCGGGCAGAACCTCGCCGCCGAGATCGGGTTGAGGATCCCGCTGTACTTCACCGCCGGGGTCTGGGCCGACCTGGTGAAGGTGCCCGAGTGCGCGCCCTGGCAGGATGAGGTGGGCCGGGCCCGGAAAATCTACTTGAATGAGTACTGGATAGATAAATACGAAGTAAGTGTAGAAGCATACAGCCAGTGTGTGGATAGTGGTTTTTGTTTAAGACCCGCTTTGGTGAATAGTCATGTGCGTGATCCATACAATTGGGGTGTTGCGTATAAGTATAATAACCCAATCAATGGGGTGAGTTGGGGGCAGGCTGCGTCTTATTGTAAGTGGAGAGGAAAACGATTGCCAACAGAAGCCGAGTGGGAGAAGGCTGCACGAGGTGTAAATGGTCAATTGTATCCATGGGGTGGAAACTACCCTTCCGAAGACCAATACGGGAACTTTTCGGACAAAACGAGGGTGACGAGGATGAATCACTCAGAATTTCCATCGGTAAGTGATTATAATGATGGATTTAAAGCCACAGCTCCAGTTGGTAGTTTTCCAAAAGGTGTAAGTCCGTATGGTGCGTATGATGTGGCAGGAAATGTACGAGAGTGGGTTGGTGACTGGTACGGGAAATACCATGTGCGGGCCCCAAAACGAAATCCCAAAGGGCCACGCGTAGGCTCGCGTCGAATCACTCGGGGCGGTGGTTGGGGCAGTGTTGAGGGCGACCTACGCGCTTACACTCGCCATGTTGTCGCGCCATCGGAGGCCAGCGCCGACATTGGTTTTCGCTGTGTTGTTTCTAGTGGTTAGTTTGAATTATACTATTGGCGAATTGCGCTTCGGTTGACCCATCGCAAGCCTGTCAACGCGAGTTCAACGGGCATGTTGATGGGGCAAGCCCAACACAGTGCGCGAATAGACGACTCAACAACACGCTTGCTCCAACACACCAAAGGCAGCTGACCATCGCGTCAGCGAACCGGGCTCCTCTCTGGACCCCAACACGTGCTCGGCTGCCCCCAAACGGCGCTGTTGCTTCGCGCCCACCTCGGCCTGGTCGCTCACCAGGAGCCCCCTGGGGAGTTCAACTACCCGAGCTGACGGCATCCGACAGTAGAGCGGCGCGCCTTCCGGTGGCGCCACGAGTTGGCCGCCGAGAGCCCCCGTGCCATCTGGGGTTCGGGGGCTCACCGGCTCAGCGCGACTTCTTGGACATCTCGCTCCCAACGACGGCCCCGGCCAGCCCTGCCAGCAGCGCACCGCCCACAGCTGTGTTGCCTGCGGCCTTGAGCTTCTTCTCCAACTCCTTGATCTGGGCCTTCAGTCGCTGGATCTGGTTTCGTTGGGTGGTGCAACTCGCCCAGGCGCGATCCGTCTCCACGAGGGCGTCCTGGAGCTGTTGGTCGAGGCGCCTGATGTGATCCCTGAGGGCCTGCAGTTGGCTCTCCGCCTTGGCTTTGTGCTCGTCGAGGCGGCGCTCCGCGTTGGCCTCCCCCGCCTTGGCCACCTCAGCCGCCTTCTTCGCGTCCTCGAGCGCCGCCTTGAGCTTCTCCAACTCTTTGTCCCGGCGCTGAAGCGCCTCCAGATGCTCGCTCTTGAGCTGCTCACGCTGAGTGGTCAGGCGCTTGATCTCAGCACGGTTGGACGCCAACTCGGCCTCCTGCTCGGCGATCCGCTCGGCCAGCGCCTCGTTCTGCTCATCACACTCCGTGATGGTGTCGTCCTTCACGTCCACCAGGTCGGCGTGCTCTGTGCCCGCCACCAGATCGAACACGTCGACCTCAAGGATCTGGGCGATCGACTTGACGTAGCTGAGCGTCACCGTGGTCTTACCGTTGAGGATGTTGGAGGCCGTCCCCTTCGTGACGTCCATCCGCTTGGCGAGCCAGTTCTGGCTCACCCCCTTCTCCTTGAGGAGCTGACGCACCTTCTCCCCGAACGAGGAGCCTTCTTCGCTGGCGGGCGTGTTGCCCTGGTTCTGAGGCGTCTCGCCCCTCTCTTCACGCGTGGTCACAACGGACCTCCTGCTGTGGGGTGTGGCCGTGCTCCTTCAAACAGCGCTCCACACCGGATCATCTCAGCCTGAGGCGACACCATGCCGCCTGGCTTGAGGGAGAGTGTTTGCGCCCTAAACAGAAAGACAAGCCAGCAAGTGTTTAAGCGACCGTTCAAGTGTTCAACTAAATCGTTTAAGCCTTAAACGGTTCACCTCGGAAGAGGGCTCCACCCAACGAAAACAGGTTGTCGGGACACCATCGTGTTCGACGTCGAAGCGGGTTCGTCTTCAGAGCATCGGTGTCTTGTCGGGGATGATGAAGAGACGAGAGCAGGTGATGACCGGCCTGTTTCAATCAGACTGTAAAAACACACCCGTAGTCTTTTGACCTATAGGCTGTTGACCTACACCATCTCTTGGTCGATAGTCTATTGACCTATAGGTCATTGAGCTATATAGGTCATTGAGCTATATAGGTCGATGACCTGTATAGCCTGCTGACCTATACAGGTCGTCAACCTATGTGCTGCTGACCTATATAGTCTGCTGACCTATATAGGCTGTTGGCCTATGCATACAGTGGGAGGCTCACCATGCACGACCTGTCCGAGCGGCAACGCGAAACCCTGGACGCCCTCATCGCCGAGACGCACGAGTACGGCCCGCCGACGTTCGGGCGCCTCAAGGATCGCCTGGGGCTGCACCACTCAACCGTCAGGCAGGCCCTCACCAGGCTCCAGCGTCTCATGTTGGTGCACCAGCACTACCCGGGCGGCCCCTACATCCCCGTGAAGGGCGCAGGCGGCGAGGCGCTCACCCTCACGCTGGCCGCAGGTAACGAGGGCGACAGGGAGGGCGGAGTGACCCTGGGCGCGCCAGCAGAACCTCCAGCGCCCGCTCAGCCAACGCCCGCTCACCCCTCGCCCCCTGAGGCCGCCCCGGCGCCATCCAGCCCGACGATCAGGGAGACGCCGGGGAGGCGCCCCTACGTCCACGTCAAGCTGCCCGGCAGCCGCGAACTCGCCCCGATCGAGATCACCGAGACCGACAACTTCAACACCAGCCCACGCCTCCAGGCCGAGGAGCTGCGCGAGATGATCGACCGGCTGGACGAGGACCACTTCGTCTTCGTCGCCCTCACCACCGACCTGCGCTGGAGCGTCCAGCAGCACGAGCAGGACTACTGCGACGACCTGTCCATCGCCGACCTCCTCGGTCGCGCGGAGCCCGTCGCGGCCCACCACCTCGGCGCCGCCACGCCCCTCACCGCTCCCGACCTCCAGCTCGCCCTCAGGGAACTCGGCGACGCCACCGGGCAGCTCCTCTTCATCAGCCCCATCCACCTCGTCCTCAAGTCCCTCGGCGCCCAGCTCGCCGACCTCTACGCTGTCACCTACCGCCGCGGCCGGTGAGCCCCTGGATGTCTCCAGGAAGCCTCCCGCTGCGTCTCAAGCCCGTCCTCGACAGCCTCCAGCCGCAGCCGCTCAGATAGCCCTTGACGCGCAACGAGGGGTGCGCCATATTGAACGCACACCCGAAAACACGACGTCGAAGACCAAGAAGATGGCCCCAGAACGGGCCGGTTGCGGGACACGATGCGGGCCGGTTCAAGGTCTTGGCCCCATTGCATTTTCTTGATTTGTCCCCCGTTCAGCCCAAAAAGAGATGGCCTCATTGGGCTGTGTGGGATTTTATTTTGGCTTGTGGAAAATTACACATGGACATGTGTAGAATTACAGCATGGGTGTAATCATGTAAAAGAAAAACCCCGCGCCCTTTGGAGATCGACTCGGGACAAGCGGGACATGGGGGACGGCCTTTTACATATTGAATGATTATATAGTCTTATCTATATACATTACCGGCCCCCACAACGTCCCGCTACCGTCCCGCTCTGGATCAAGCCCGATCGCACCCTCTGTAGCCCCTTGGAGCGTCGGTTTGTGGCGTAGGCGCTCGTCCATCAGCTCCCGCCTCATCTTCAACCTGGAGCATCCCATGGTGGGGTTCATCGACCTGCCTGTGGTCGTCCTGGTGGCGCCCTACTGCCGCGCTGTTGCCGCGCTGTTGCCGACACGGCGCTCGCGTCCTGAGCGCCTCAGACCCGCTCTGGCTGCCCTGAGCGCCCCCACGCCTCGCAGGTGACCCGTACGCCTCGCAGATGCGTCGCAGTCGCCTCGGTTCGGTCGATGGGTGTTCGCGAGCGCTCAGGGGCTCCTGGGGCCTCTCGCGGCGTGTGGTGAGCCATGGGGGTGGAGGCCTACACCATCGGCGGAGGCCTCCACCTCACCAGCAAGCCGACGCCGCCGCGCCAGTCGGTAGCCCAGACATTACGAAATCCATTTCTTTACAAAGATCGTGCTGTGACGCGTGTCGTCCAGCAGGGGGCAGGCGGTGTTCTGAAGCCAGGTTGAGGCTGTGCAGGGTCGAGCTGAAGGAGCCCGGCAGAGCGCCGGTAGGAGGACGGCAGGCTGTCAGAAGATGAGGGAGAGCAGGAGAGAGGTCAGGAGGCAGGTCAGGCGGTGGTTCGTCGAGCAGCGGCGAGGCACTCGATGGCGTCCTCGCCCCACACCAGCTCGGCCTCGGCGAAGGGGTCCATGAGCCAGCCCCAGGCGACGCGGGAGCAGGGGCCGCACAGCGTCTGAGTAACGACGTCGCAGGCTCGGCAGCGCGAGGTGAGGGTCACCCCGGCGCCGAGCTTCAGGTGCCACACGACGGGACCCTGAGCCGCGAGCTGGCGGGTGCGCTCGACCTGGAGGTCATTGAGCGCACCCATCACCGCACCTCGTCGTTCTTGCCGCTCTTGCTGCTCTGCCCGTTCTTGCCACTCTTGCCGCTCTCGCCGTTCTCGCCACCCTGCGCGCCCTCACCGTCCTGAGGGGGCACCATCCAGGTGTCGGGGTCGGGGGAGTCGCCCTGGGTGTCCGCCCATGTCCAGCCGTCGGCGAGGCGGCGCTCGACCTCACGGCAGGCCTTGGCGAAGCGCTCCAGCTCCTCGTCGCTGGTGATGTTCCAGACCTTGCCGCCGAGGGTGCCGATCCACGCGCGCTCAAGGCGCCCGGGGCCGACGTCGAACAGGTCGGCGTTCTCAGGGGCGTCCATGTGCGCGGGGGGCATCCCGAGCCCGACGAGGCGGTCGTAGACGACGCGGGGGTTCAGCTCGGCGACGTCCGACAGGGGCTCCTGACGCCACAGGCCGCCGTCCTCGCCGATGAGCACGACGCCGCGGCGCACGCCTCGGTCGTCCAGGCGGGAGAGCGCGACGTGGGTGTGACGGATGCCGTAGGCGCTGTCCTGGATGGGGATCGCCTGGGTGACCCTGGCCAGCTCGAAGATCGACCACAGCAGGTCGTCCTCGGCGCCGCGGGCCTCCTTGTCGCTGTACCAGACCCGCGGGCGGGTGACCGCGACGACCAGGGCGATGATGGCGGCGAAGACGCGCGTCCAGGCGCGCACCGCCTCGGGCAGCCCCGTCCCATCGTCGTCGCCCGAGACCGTCTCAGGCGGCTCCTCGGGGTCGTGGGGGCGCGGGGGGCGCGGGGGGATGACGTCGTCGGGGGTGACCGTGGCGCGGGGGTTGCGCTCGGGATCCGGGGCGGCGTCGGGGGCGGCGTCGGGGGCGACCGCGGTGAAGGTCGGGTGGGTGGACTCGGTGTTCATGAGGTCGGTGTTCATGAGGTCGGTGTTCATGAGGTGTGCTCCTTGCCTCGTGTCTGTGTGGGCTGCGCGCCCTGATGGCTGCGGCGTCGGCTGCGTTCATGTGAGGTCGTGACGACCACCAGCAGGGTGAGCCCGTAACTTGAGTTATCGCCCGTTTGGGCGTGATGTTGCTTCCGTTCGTCTTTTTGTGTGCCGAAAAGCGCGAGCGCCCTACTCGTCGAGGTCCGCGCCGTAGTTGTCGTCGTCGTTGTCGTCGTCGAGATCGTCGCCCATGTCGCCATCGCTCACGTCGTCGAAGTCGTCGTCCAGGTGAGGGTCGTCGCCTGCGTCGCCCATGCCCATGTAGCCCATGCCCATGCCAGCGTAGGCGCCCGTCTCCCGTGTGACCTGGTGAAGGGCCTGGACGTCGAGCGAGTAGCAGCGCGGGCGGTCGCCGTCGATGCGGACGCGGGCGCAGTGCCGACCCTTCTCAGCGCGAACGATGAAGCCGTCGTCGAACATGGCCGCCAGGAGGCGAACCGCGGCCCCCTCGCCGATGGCGAACGCCTCCTTGAGGGCGCCGATGGCGTCGGAGGTGGGGATGTGGATCACCCCCCTGGTGGTCACGCGAGGGCTGTCCCAGCGCCCCACCCAGCCGCGATGGGGCTTCGGCCTGGCGGGGTGATGCTTGTCGTAGAGGCGCGCCTGGTGAAGGCGCGCCCAGCGCAGCAGCGCTTGAGCGGCCTCGTAGGTGTGGTGTGCGCCGTCCGCATCCTGCGCGGCGGGCAGCAGCCGCCCGTCGTGGATGGCGCGGGCGACCACCGACCGGGGCATCAGCCCGAGGCGGAGCATCGCGGTGCGACGCCGCGCGATGTCCACCTCGCCGTGGATCATCTCGGTCGCCCGGATCGTATCGACCGCGGCCTGCCGCGCCGTGGTGGCGCCGAGGCGCTGAAACGCCTGGACGCTCCGCAGCATGGCGTTGGCGGCGGCCACGTCCACCCGCTCGGGCGGGGCGATCCAGCGCAGCGGCAGGTCGTGCCAGGGGTCGCCTGTCGGTTGGGGCGGGATGCGCGTGTGCTCGGTGGCGTCCTTGTCCGTCTCCGCGCGCAGATCGACGTAGCCCTGGTCCTGGAGGGCGGGCAGCAGCTCGGAGGCGAGCCAGCGGCGGAAGTCCTTGCCCCTCGGCGTGCGGGCCTTGATGCAGGCCAGGTTGACGCCGTCGCGGGTGAGGAGGAGGAGGTGGGACGTGTAGGGTGAGATGAGGGAGGCAAGTACCGAATTGGTACTTGCCTGAGCCCTCAAGATGTCCCCCGCCTCGCCCTGGCTTGGTGGTAGATTGCCACCAAGTAGGAGCTTCAACTCGGCCAACTCGTCACCTTCGACCTTGAAGAAGTCCAGCTCCTCGGTGAACTCGTCAGCCCACCGACCAGTGATGTTCTTGGCCAGCTTCCCTGGGTCGGAGTACTCCAGCGCCGTCGCGACCTCGGCGGCGATGAAGCAGGGTTGGTTGTTGAACGGGACGACGTGGATCGGCACCCCGTTGAATTGCATCTGAGTCATGATGTCCTCGTGTGCGTTGCCCACCTCGGCACCTTTGGAGGCGCCGAGGTGGCTGGAGGGGGCAGATCAGGCCGCGAGGTCGTAGGCGTCGTCACCTTCGTCCAGCGTGACAAGGATGGCGCCGCCGCCGACGGCGTCCAGGACCGTCAGCGGCTCATTCCAGGGGTCCTGGGCGGCCTCGTCGAGGAAGTCGTGGACGTCGTCCATCGGCGCCCAGCCGGGCAACTCCTCGAACTTGATGTGGTAGGTGAGGGTGCCGTCGGACTTCTGCCCGAGCGTGGCAGGGAAGACGACCGCGAGGGCGTCTCGTCCCTTGACGAGGGAGGTCAAGGTGAGGAACATACAGGTAGCCTCTTGTTAGGGGTTGTGATGGCCTCGGTGTCTGTTTGGCGATAGGACCGAGGCCGTCGTGTTTCTTGGCAGACCATTCTGCCTGGAGCCAAGATATCCATTGGGCATCTTGGTGTCAACGCCAAAAGTTATCCGTTGACTATCTTTTGAGGGTGCATAGGATGAGCGAAGAAGCCGAACAGGAGGACTGGAGGTCTGGCCCCGTGCGCGATCAAATAGTCAAAATCATCAAGAAATACGGTCCTGTGACCGCGGCCGGCATAGCGCAGATTACAGATAACGCCATCGCTCGAAAGAACGCTAACCAGGCCCTCAGGAAGGGTGCTGACGCGGGAGTGTTTGAGCACCTGCCAGCCGCTCCTGGCACCTACCGCCTAACCACTTCAGGGCAAGGTGCCAGTGAGGATGCGTGAGGGCCTTGCTGGTCCATCTCCGTACCTACTGTGAGTAACCGCTGCTTGACACCCCGTCCTTGCGCATGGCATGCGATCCTCACAACTTAGGAGGATCCAGTGCCTTTTCTGCTCATAGTCTCCGTCCTTTGGACCCTGTTTGTTGGTGGCGTGTGGCTCCTGATGGTGTTCTCGGCGAAGTCAGCTCCGCAAGAGGCATCCATCTCAGCTATGGCCTTGGTGTTCCTCGTCATCCCTTACCTGGTCATGCGGTACGCGGAGATGCTCCGTAACCTGGACAGGGAGCCCAGCACGCCCAGGCCAACAGACGAAGAACTGCGTCTGGCCTCCGTCCAGGCAGCAGCGGAACCTGTGATCACGTCCGACATGACCAAGGTAGAGCGCATCCGGGCTCGACGTGAAGCGCGCGAGGCGGCCATTGCAGAGGCCCTAGGCGAGCAGGGTTCCTCTTGAACTCGCCTCCACACCCTTCAGGCTCCACGAAAGCCTGTTCAGCCGAGGATGATGCTGCGGTTGTTTTTCGTCACCGCTGCCCGAATCAAGGGGCCTGACACCGATTCATCAACTCCCCATCCCGTGCAGAACTGTTCAAAGAGTTGGCGTTCTGCGTGGTCGGCGTACCCATCACCAAAGAGCACATCCAGCATGTTGGCGAGGATGCAGGCCTTCTGATTGGCGTCGAGTTGAGCGCCGGCCTCTTGGATGAACTGTGCTACAGGGGTCCGCTGCGAGTACAGGATCGCCTGGCGACCCAGAACGATGGGAGCGTGCCCCGTGCCAAGCAGGTTGAGGATGGGCATCACCTCGCTTTCGTCGAGGTGGCCGTCCACGGTGGACATGTAGATCATCGACGCCACGAAGATGAATGGTGTCGTCAGTCTGACCTTGTTGCTCTTGTTGAACGCATCAAAGAGTCCCATAACTTCTCCTACTGTTTGGGTTTACCACCTGAAGCCGGTCATCACGCCAGCGCCATCCTCAGACACCCACGGGTTGTGCAGGCTGGGCTCGGGTGGCGGATCTTCAAGCTGGCTGTACCGAGACGAGTTGGCCGAGCTGACGCCCCAGATGATCAGCCCTAGCGCGCCGAGTCCGAGCAGCCCGAGCACCAGATAAGTGCCTCCATCTCCACCGAGGCCATCGTTGTGACAGTGGCGCGTTCCCGTACTGGAGTTATTGTGGCAGCCATTGGAGTCGGTGCCGCCGGAATGGGCCAACGCCATCGTTGGCGTGAAGGCCACGAGCGCTGTGAGCGCCAACGTGAGGGCGATTCGCCTCATGGTCTACTCCTCCCCATCGTACACCGCGACCATCGCGCGGATGGCGTCGGCGTGCTTGTAGATGTCGCCCAGGGTGTCGAGCGGTTCGCGGGTCTCGTTCTTCTCAGCGTCGAACAGGCCGATGTAGTTCTGGGAGGTGTTGAAGTGCAGGCGGCACAGCGGCTTGCGGTTGTTGTCGTCGAGCAGGACGCCGAAGTAGCTCTTGGTGTCCCGAGCGTGGACGCGATCAAGCTCTACGGTGGCAGCCAGGATCGCCTTGACGATCAGGAAGCCCTGCTGCTCCTCGTCGGTGGTGACGATCCCTTTCTTGCGCTTCTCCAGCTCCTCGGGTGACAGCTCCTCCTCTTCTTCTTCCGCCTCGGCGGCCTCAGGCACCGCCACGACCGTCGCGCGCATGTCCTCCTGATCGAGGGCAGCCTGGAGGCGACCGGCGAGGCGCTCGTTGATGAACTCCCTGAAGGCGCGCTGCACCAGGTCGGTGAACTGATCCTTGACCGACTGCACGAAGCGCCCCTCGTAGAGCTGGCTGGCGAAGAAGCGCACGAAGTCCTCATCGGGCTCCTGGAGCTGCTGGGCGAGGATCGCCTTGATGGCGTTGCGGTACTTCAGGTCGCTGGCGGCTGACAGCATCTCATCGACATCGAAGGTGCCCTTACGCATCTTCTTGAGGTCATCAACCTGGCTCTCATGCAGGTCGGTCATGTCGAGCCTCAAGAACGGCTCGGCGTCCATCTTGTTGGGCTCCTTGGTGTCGCTGTAGAACCAGTAGTCGATCCCGTTGGTCAGGATGGAGATCCGCGCCTCGACGACCCCGAAGTAGCGGTAGAGCTGGCTCGCGTGGGCATCGGCGAGGTTCGTCGCGCAGCTCTTGCACTCGATGATGATGATCGGCTGATCGTCCTTGAGGATCGCGTAGTCGACCTTCTCCCCCTTCTTGATGCCCACGTCCGCGGTGAACTCCGGCACCACCTCCATCGGGTTGAAGACGTCGTAGCCGAGGGCCTGGATGAAGGGCATGATGAAGGCGTTCTTCGTCGCCTCCTCCGTCTCCACCCGATCCTTGATCTGCTCGATGCGCGTGCCAATACTCCTGAGCCGCTCGATGAAGTCCATACCCCTCCTCTCCCTCTTGTGCGCCGAATGATCGGCTGTTCATGAAATCTGCGAGGGGCATGCCGCCACGGCTGTAAGGCAAAGTCAAGGGCATCGAAACACAGCTGTGAAAAATTTCTTGAATACCTTCAGCGTGTGATCGTCCAGCCAAGCACAGCAACACGCTCACCAGGCAGAGCAACAACGCCAAGACGAAAGGAGAGAGGATGTCAATCGAATTGGAGGACGAGATCAGGGGCGATCGCTGGTCGCTTCGGAGGCGTATCAGCGGCATGTTCTATCAACCCGGCGAACGGACGCTCTACATCGGTGCGACGAGCAACTACAAGGACCGCCGCTCGAAGCACTGGAGCAAGTACAGGAAGCGCGGCTTCATTGAAAAGGCTCTCTTTGCCGCCGAACCCTACCGCATGGTGGTGCTCTGGATGACGAAGGACTACAGCGAGGCGGTTGATGTCGAGCGGGACCTGATTGCCTTCTACCGCCCGACAGGGCGCTTGGAGAACGATCCTGCGAAGAAGGGTGGCGAGGGCATCAGGCAAGGCAAGGACGCCTATTACATCTACGCCCTCTTCGGCCACACCCGCTTCTTCACCTGACGCTCAAGATGGCTGTGAGCTATCCGTGGGACCACTTCACCCTTCAGCCTCATGCCAAACTTCGCCAAGGGCTATAGGGCTATTGTGTGTTTACCAGGCGCTTGCAGTCGGCTCATCTACCCACGAGCTGCTCCCTCAAAGCTCGGACTGACAACCCTAGGTTGTTGAAGCGCAACTGAACCTTGCGGGCGTTTTCCTTAGGATCGCCCTCAAGCAGTTCGCTCGCCATCTTCTCGAAGTCGCCGCCGTGGCGCAGGTACATGTCCCTATACACCTGATGCTCCATCGCGCGAGACGTTTTGTTGAGACTCTCGTGGGGCTCGACCTTCACCATGTGCTTGTTTGCAGTATCTTGGGGTACCATGCAGCGTCTCCCTTGTTCGGCCAGCGCCCTTGCGGGCCGTCTATATTTAAATCACAGATGATCTCTCATATGCATATTGTCAACCCCTGACTTGAAGGTCAACATGTGAGCGCAAGCCCTGGCTAGGGGACCCTCGTCACGCAGCGGCGGGCGGCTCACCCCGATCCGCCGCGTCCGCGAGTAGCCGCAGCAGCCACACGAGGAATTGCCTTGGGGAACGATCGCAGTTCTTGGCGTGGAACTGCGCATGCAGCCTGAACTTGATCAGTGGGTCGATGGCAACGATGGGTGGCAGATCAAGGGGTGAAGTGGTTTGAGGCGGGATCAGGACGTGGTGCAGCTGATGCGCGGTGAGGCGCTCCAGGTCGAGATGGCGGAGTATGGCGTGGTGACGTGTGGGCTGTGGCAGGCCGCGCTGTCTGTGGAGGTGGACGGCCTGGAGGAGGGTAGCGCGTCGGCCCTTCGCGAGCAGCTCCGGCGCGCGGTCTACAACTACAACCGCTTCGTGGGGGATGTCTGGTCGTAAGCGTTCAGTTCCTCTCTGCGAGGGGCTCGAGAGTACTTTTGAAGCCGAGAGAGACCGTGGGCAAAGCGCATGGAGCCCGTGTTTATTGCAACGACGTCTCTCAGTTCGGGCGTTATCGAGCCCCATCTAGGCGATGGATTCCTACGCATCCCGTTCTGGAGGGCCACTGAACGTGTACGTCTGGTCTAGTGACCTGCGCGGGGTGGACCTGGATGCGCTGGTGCGGCGTCAGGAGGTGTTGGAGCGGGCGGTTGAGAAGCTCAGGACGAGGCTGGTTGGGATGAACATGAGTTACTGGGGATGAGCCTCTTCTTCATCAACTCCAGAGACCTTGACACTAAGATGCAGGCGTATCGACTCCATTAAATTCTTGTGAGCTTCATCATACTTAGCGTAAGAGCCATTCAAGTCTTTGTACTCTTCAACCTTCTCCTCTATATCATCAATTTCATCAACAACACTCCACGCAGACAAGACACCTTGAATATCAGGATTGATTGACAAAAGAGTTTCGAGTTCAACAGTAACATTATCTTTGGCCAACCTCCAGCCATTAATTTGCTCTAAACGCTTTTCAAAAACTTCAGTTCGAATGTTTGGCTGTGTCGCCCCCCTTCTCAAGACAACGTCATATTGCTTCAACGCTCTGTATGTGGACCTAACCTCACGAGCTGTTTTGGTGATTTGAAGTAAGGTGTTAACTTCATACTTCCTGTAATCTTGACTCAAACTGATTCCAGCAATGGTTTTACTTGCTCGCCAAGCAAACACAACGCCGACAACTGCAACAACTACACTGGAAACACCAGTTAGCACTGCAGCAAATTTGGATACAAAGTCTATGAGACTCGACCATAGCATGTACTCAATAACAACATCAAACATACAAAACTATCTCCAAATGGCACCTTTCTTTCGCTGCCTACTTAACTCTTTTTGGATAAAATCTTGAACCTTATTGTTCCAGCGTGGGTTATTGGTTATAAAGACTACCCTGTTAAGCACATCAGGCCCCAACTCCCTTATAAGGCCACCGCTGATCTCTTCGAGGAATGATGTCCCATATGAATACACCCGATCCAAATCAACAACAATTGACAGTTCAGGATCACCACGAAGCAATGGCTCTAAATACTCTTTCCTAAACTGCTCACCAGACCACGAACCATCATCAATATATCTAGGGCCTGGTGTTGTCGTAAACTCCTCGGCCACTCTGATTAATTTTTGTTTCATTTGACTGTAACTCACGCAACTTCTTCCGGTGGAGAGGGCGCTGAGCGTGCATAGTTCCCCGAACCAGGTCAGCGGTGTGCCTGACACCCAACCAGTCGTAAGCGGGTTGAAGGTGGGGAGCTGCTCGTGGCAAGCGTAGTCGATAGCTTACAGGTGTCAACTAGGCCGGTGAACCATTAGAGCCCCCCTAGCAGCCTGCCCCCCTGCACCCTCAATCTACCCATCGGCAGTTGAATGTCCAGCTTGATTCTGCTCCTCACTGAGCTATTCAGGTCGAACCTCTCCATCATGCTCTAACTTTGAAGAAGCTGAGATATCGAAGCATATAATTGTGCCAGGCAGGGGTGTTAGCTGCTTTTGAACTGGCGTTAGGTCTCCAGCCTTCCATGTAATCATCGCCGCGCCGGACATGACAGTAAAATTGCCACACTGTTCATCAACGGCCAACTCTCGCAAGCCATTTAGACCTGTCCCTCTCTCGTGGTCATCAGTTCTCGTTTTCTGACCTAATGTTGCCAGCAAAACACAGTCACGATCATCATTGAGATCTGGATCGTTGCCGCCACCAACGACAGCCCAAATAAACCCTAAAGGCCCAATGCCAGAGATAAACATCATCACCTTGTCAAAACCTGTTTTTTTAATTGTCTTTGGTATGCCCATTCCGACATCAACTATAACCGCTCGGGCAGGATCCTCACCAAGTTCAGGCAATGCCATTGCATACCATGGCCCATAATCTTCGCCGTAGGCATGCTGTTTCACATTCTCAACACATTCAGACAAGGTGCCGTAAAAAGCATCCTTGACGTTCTGCGATGGATTTGCAATGTTGCGAAGCGCAAACTCTGACATCTTGCCCCAAAGCGACGACTCTAGCCTTGTGTTTGTTTTGTTTTTTGTGATTGCAATCACATCGCTAAATCTCTCCTTTGCTATCCCGTTTTTTAGAAAGTCTTTCCACCCAGTTGCCTCCAGAAGACCCCTGACCTGGAGGCTGGAGGGCATCGAACCACTAACCTCTAAGACGAATGGATTTTTGCCTAACTTTTCAATCACTGCAACCAGGTATAGTATGCAACAAGACTCAATGTGATTGACTTCAGCAAGGTTTATTCGCACCTTAACAAGACTACTTGGCTTGTAGTCTACTATCTGCCTTATCTGGAATCTTGTCTCACTTGGGTTTTTGATAAGATCAAGATCACCATGGAGATTAAATGCAACAGTCCCATGGTTATCGTAGTAGACGCCAGTTGCCTTCGATCTATTGGGTTTGTTTTTGGATATGTTTTTAATTCTCACATATTTCAACCTCCTTTGTCTTGACTTGGATTCTGACCTAGCCCTTCTGGTATGGTGTTCTTTTTGCTTTTTGCTTATCTTTTTCATCGCAAGCATGTCATCGGTGAATAGCGCTTGTATTTAAAGGCGAAACCTGTTCCATCGCCGCGCGAGGCGCGAGTCATGGGACCTACGACACAACGCTACCTCTCCATTTCGAGAAAATCCACCCCCCACGCAACATCCCCTCCCACCGCGCGATAACCCCTCATGAGCCCGGCCAACCTCAGAGGCCATCACCTCCACCTCAACGCATGCACTCGGAGCACACCCCGAGCCTGCTGAGACACCACCAGGAGCTGCTCATGAGACGCGCCAATTGCCCCGACAACGACGTCATCGCCACCTTCGACAAGGTGGAGCTTGAGGAGGAACTGGTGTAGCGGGTGCGCCAACCTCCCCCTTGAAATATCCCCCCACCCCATCCAGTATACGGCCCTGGACCCTTTCAAGGAGGCGGGCATGCATCGGTGGTGGCTGATCGGGATCGTGGCGCTGTGTGTCGTGCTGAACGGCTGTGGCGATGATGATACGGGCGCGGGGACGGCGAGCAACACCTCGGCGACATCGAACGGCACAGGGGATGGTACGGGAGGCGATACCTCGGGGGCGACCAACCCCTACGCCTGCGATCCGATGATCGACTCAGACTGCGTGTGCGCCTTCGCCAACTCGGGCAGCTCGTGCAGCGAGTACACGGAGGACCTGTGTGCGATGGCAACGCCGCCGGATGAAGCGTGTTGCTGCGAGGTGGAGTTGGATGCAGAGCCCTTCATCCAAGTGAATCCAGCCAGTCACATTTTTGCTGAAGGGCAGAGCGATACCAGGTTCCTGCTCATCAACGTGACGGGTGGTGATGATGCATCCAAGGTCGTTGCAACCGTTGAATCCATAGAAACAAACTCCAGCGCATTCGATCTATCGTGCGACAAGGCTGCGCCCGCCAGTCTCCCACTGGATGACTTCATTGACTGTACCCTCTCCCCGAATGATTCCACCCAGTCAGGCGACAGCATCACCGTGACGTTCAACCTCACGTGGAGCCCCGTCCGCGGCCCAGCGACCGCTACCTTCACCGCCGAGATGCCCTAAAGCAGCGCCAGGTCGGCCGCTGTGACCTCGACCTGAATGAACGCCTGCGCCCTGATCCGCAGGTACTCCTCGGGCGAGTACTCCGCCCCCAGCGCCCCCTCCGTGCCATCGATCAAGGTCGAACTGCCGTCCGCCTTCCCCTCGGTGCGGAACTCATAGCGCTCCCCCGCCGCCAGCGTGAGCACGGTCGGCGTCCAGATCCCATCCGACGTTGCCGTCACGTAGCTCGACCACGCCCCCGGCCCTGAGAGCGTCCTGTACCGGAACCGCATCAAGCCGACGCTGAAGTAGAAGTAGGGTTGAATCCGGCGCCGATGGGGGGCGAGGCTGACGATGAACCGCCCTGTCTCCTGCCACGTCGTCTCGAACACCAGGTCGGGCCGGTCGCTTCGGATGTCGCCGAGGGCGGTGTCGTCGAGCCAGTAGGCCCCTGAAGCGACGCGCTGGGCGCACCACCTCAAGCCCCTGGCGCAGATGGCGTCGTGGGTGTTGTCGATGAGCACGGTGTTCTGGGTGGGCGCCTTGATCGCCTCGCCCCACGCCACCACCTGCTCCCCAACGGGTCCAACGTCGACGTGATATCCGGGTACGTTCCTGGCCATTATGGATCCCTGAATCGGTAGGCGACGCCCCACGGGCAGAAGGCCGCCAGGGGTCGCTCGCTGTCTTCGATGGCGGTGTCCGAGCTGCACCGCGCCCGAACACTGAGCCGTCGCATGTTGGAGGTCGGCGCCTGATCGTCCTCGACGGTGACCTTGAACTCGACCAGGCCGAGGGCATCCAGCCCAACGACAGGGCTGTGAGCGGGCCACAGCGACCGCGCCGTGTGGTGCTTGTACTCGTAGCGGCTCCTGGCGCTGACGATCTTGGCGTTGAACAGCCTCAGCCAGGGCGCTTGCGCGATGGGGTTGCGCTCCCACTTCACCGGGGTGGAGACGATGGGGAGCCGGACGATGGTGCCCGTGACGGTGTTGCCGCCGCCGACGTCGATCAGCTCCAGGTACAGCTCGATGGTGAACTCCCGCGCCTCCTCGTCCCTGGTGTAGACCCCGACGAGCCCCTCGACCACGGTGGTCTGACGGTAGCCCAGGCTGTTGCCGAGGATGTCCCGCCGCTCGCGGTAGTTGCCCACCGTGCAGCTCCAGATCTCGGGGAAGGGCAGCGCGAGCCCGGCGTCCGCCCCGCGCGAGATGGTCACCCGCCCGAACTCTTGCAGCACCCCCACCTGCGGGCTCGCGTCGGTGAGCCCATACCCGCTGCCCGGGGTGATCCCCACCGCACCTGGTCCGGCGTGGTAGATCGTCGAGCGACGGCGCTCCATCCAGGCCAGCGTCGCGGTCAGCTCCCTCACCGTCCGCGCCGCCGCCTCCATCCCCCCTCGATAGAGTCCGAGCTGAGGCCCCAGGAGCCTGCTCGCGGTCTCGCGGATCTCAATGGCGTAGACCTCGCAGTGCCCGATGGGAACAGCCTGAGCCGCCACAGGGAGCGCCGCCGAGCTGTAGCCGTCGGCCAGCTCAGGACCCCAGGCGGGCCACACGTAGTACTGCGCGACAAGGCCGCTCAGGCCCGTCTCAGTGCCCTCGTAGAGGATGAGGGCGTCCTGCGGCAGCACGCTGTCGTCGGCGTAGTCGCCCGCGCTGTCGATGTGAACCAGCTTGTAGACCGTGTCCGCCGCCAGCGCCAGGTCCACGGTGGAGCCGAGGTGGTCGCCCCGGTCGGCCTGGATATACAGGCTCTCGGTGTTCTTGATGTCGAGCTTGCCGCTGCTCGACTCGTCGCTGACGGTCTTGAGGAGGAACCAGACCATCCCCTCGTAGCGGCTCAGGCCGGTGACCTCGAACTCGATGGAGGTCGATGACCCCGCCGTCACGGTCTGCTCACCGTAGCTGCCCGTGTTGCCGAGCCGGTTGAGGAGCTTCAGCTCAAACACCGTGTCCTGGGTCTTGCCGTCCACCAGCAGAGTCACCACCATCGTGGTGATGTCCTTCTCCTTGTACCACCCGAAGATGATCCCCAGCGGCGTGGGGTTGCCGTGGATGAGCAACGGGTTGCGGGCGTCCATCGAGTAGCAGCACGACTGGAGGGTGATCTCGGTCAGCGTCTCGATGATCGACGCGCACACCCGCTGGAGCATGGCCTCATCGTAGGGCCAGCCTCCTGAAGACGGCGCGGCGTCCTCGTCGATCGGCGCCAGGCCGCTGTATGCCTCAGAGCCACCCAGGCGCGGCGTCGCCTCCAGCGAGAAGGTGTAGGCGCTGTTACCTGAGCCGGTGAAGGCCCCGTTGGCGTCGGCCATGAAGGCGAACTTGTCCGTGGGCGCGTTGGCGCTCCACTCCGTCCCGAGCCGGATCACCCACCCGGCGGCCGCAGGGCTCCCCCACGACACCGCTCCGTTGAGCTGGATCGTGTCGTAGCCCGAGGGGGTGTCCTGCTGGATCGCCTTGATCTCGATCCCCTCGTGGGCCGAGCTGACCCGCGCCAGGTCCTCCTCGACGACCGACACGCGCCACCCGACCTCAAAGGCGTCGGAGTCGCGCCCCAGTGGTTCGCTGCCGCTGGTCTTGAAGAAGTTCTTCTCCACCACCAGCTCATGATGGCCAGACCCGGACGCGCCTGGCGCGGTATACGACACCACCGACATACAGGGCGCGATCGCCCCGTTACGCGCCCCGCGCCCTGTGAGGTAGAGATCCACGGCGACCGTCTCGTGGTGCAGGTCCTCACCGCGTCGCTCACGGATGGAGAGCACCTGGGCCGCCACCGGCGTCGCGTCATCGATCCCGATGGTGCCGTCAGGAGCAGGGCAGCTCGGGTGGGAGTAGGCCACCAGGTCACCCGGAGCGAGCCCCTTCTCGGTCGCGGCAGTCACCGGGATGATCGGCCCTGGCTCGTTGTACGCCTCGCTCAAGCGCGTCGCGGCCTCCTCTTGAAACCCAGGTGGGTCCGAGAACGCCGACACGTCCAGCTCGATCTCGCTGGCGCTGGCCGGGTAGAACTCCTGGCGGGTGTTGTTGAACAGCCCCACCTCGCGCGGCCCCACGCCTCCAGGCTGCGCCTCCCTCACCGCCCGCACCGTGTCGAGCCCGGCCTCGTCGTTGCCGTCCATGTCACCAGGCTCGCCGTCGCCGTAGTGGTCCACCAGGGCGATCACCGCGTCGGCGCCCTCGTAGGGGATCGAGTCCCTGAAGGGCACCCAGGCGATCTTCCCGGCCCGGATCCCGAGCAGCGAGTGGAGCGGCAGCATGATCTTCTTGAGCAGGTCCATCAGCTTGACGGGCTTGCCGTCGAACCCCAGAACCATGTTCTTGATCTCGGTGCCTGCGAAGCGCACCGCCGCACGGTCGAAGCTGTCGGTGTCGAGGAGGTTCACCGGCCACGCCACCCCGAGGTAGGTCACCCCGAGGTCATAGTCCCCATTGCCGCCGCCCGGGGTCGTGGTCAGGATCTGCTGCACGAACCGAACGGGGTTGCTGGAGAGGTACTGGGCAGTGCCCGTTGAGCGGTTGACGATCTGAAGCTGCTGCTGGGGGTTGAGGACGAAGTACTCCCAGCACGCGACACCTTCGGGGATGGTCTCATCGGGGTCTACATCCAACTCGGAGAGGTTGGGATCTGGCAATCCCCACTGAGCGCCCCATCGCACTCCCGTGATGCCTGAGCCTTGGCCAGTCCAATACGCTTCGACCCCTACCTTGCCGTCGATGGACAGCATCATGCGCTGCGTCAGCGAGCTGGTTTCTGGCCCGGCTGCTGGGAGGTGACCCTTTTCTATGCCTCCGGCGCTGGCTCTCCCCTCGCCGAAACCAACGCGCCACTTGGAGGCACGCCCTGTCTCCCCCCTCCACCGACCCTCTCCCAGGATCTCAGCCGCCTCCAGCACGCTCAGGTGGTGGGTGGCTCGCAGCATCACCCCCATCCTGCCGATCAAGCGCCTGGTGATGACGCCTGCCCAGCGCACCTCCTCATCGTCGTAGCCACCGCCGAGCGGCACACGCACCAGCTCCACAGGCCGCCCGTAGATGACAGGGAGGGTGCCGTACAGCGACCGCGCCCCCCGGTAGAGGTGTCGTCTGGCGATGGTGCCGAGCACCTCCCGAACGCAGTTCGCGTACCTCCCGGCGGTGCCGGTCTCGGTGCCGAGGTAGATCGACTCCAGGCCGCAGTGGACGAGGGTGTCGTCGAGCCCGGAGACGTTGGTGTCGATGGTCGTGTCGGTGGGGCCGATGTCCGCGACCAGCTCGCCGAGCTTGCTGGTGGCGCGGCTGTAGCGCCCGAAGGCGGAGAGGACGACGCGGGTGGTGGCGTAGGAGCCGCCCAGCGCGAACTCAGTCTCCCCGCCCTTGATGAGCTGGCTCTTGAACCCCAGCTCCATCGACACCTCCTTGGGGTACGACTCCAGCGCCCCCGCGATGTAGAGGCTGTCGGGGTCGCTGTTGAGCGCCCGCGTCGCGAGCCGGTAGCGCTTGTCGGTCGCGCTGCTCGCGCCAGGGTCGCCGTAGCCAACGACCTTCAGTGCCCAGGTGTACTCCGCCACGGTCTACCTACTTCTTCGGTCATGCGTCTTCAGTCACGCGTCTTTGGTCATGCGTCTTCGATCATGTGCCATCGGAACCGGTACCGCTGGAACGCCTTGCTCTCCTCCTCGAAGACCTCGCGGAGGTCGTCCAGCTCCTCTTTGCGGACGATCTGGACGTCGGTGTACGTGGTGGGGTCGTCGCGGTCGGGGAAGACGCGCAGCGGCGCCTCGGTCGCGTAGAGGTGGGTCCAGCACCCGCCCTCCCAGCTCACGTGGATGTCGTCCGCTGCGACGCCAGGGCGGTGGCCTCGGTGGGCTGCGTCGGCCACGCGGTCCTTGTAGACGAACAGGGCGTCGACCTTCTCCATCTCCAGGGTCCACACGGTCCACGTCCCGTGCCCGAACCGCTTGACCCGGCCTCCGATGGGGGTCCGCCGCACCTTGCCCACCTTGATCTCGGTGGACTCCCACCGGATCGGGACGCGGTCACCGGGGAGCCAGAGCCGCTGCGGCTGCCAGTCGCTGATGAGCTGGAGGGCGCTGCTGCTGATGGAGGTGTCGGAGGTGTCGTCGAACCCGAGCCACGCGCCGGGCAGGGTGGTGGAGGCGTCGGTCCAGCGCAGCCCGACCGTCTTGCCCCCCGCTGAGCGGGTCCATGTGTCGTAGCCCAGGACCACGTTGCCTGCGCCCTTGAGGTCCACGGTGTTGGTCCAGGTCGTTGCGGCGCCGTACCCGGCGGCGTACCAGGCGGCCTCGGCGGCGTTGAGCGCGTCGGTGAGCTGGGCGCCGAAACGGTCCGCGCTGTAGCGGTCGTTGAAGATGGGCGAGCCCGCGGCGGGCACCGTGAAGGTGTGCGTGTGCAGCAAGCTGTTGCTGCCGTCGAGCAGGACGATCACCAGCTTGTTCTTGCCGGTCACGTCCACGTCGGTGAACCCGAGGGACGCCATGATGGGCTTGAGGACGGCCACTATCTACCCCCTCCCACCTGCGGCGCGGAGCTGGTTGAGGCGCTCCGCCTGGAGCATGTGCTCGGTCGTCTTCCGCTTCACGAACTCGTCCCCATAATAAAGGTCATTGTGGATGACGATCGCCTGGCCCTGCTCCCGCCTGGCCCGCTCGTTACGGATCGTGGTGTCCCGCACCAGCGAGGTGGCCCCGCCGCCGCTGCCGCCTCGGCTCATGCTGCTCTTGATGCGCCCGAGGGCAGCCGCGAGGGCGCCAGCGCCGAGGAGCACCCCGACGCCCCAGAGGTTCTTGGCGGCGATCAGGCTCGACCCGAACGCCTGGAAGACGGGGACGGTGAGGCCCATCGCCTCCACGAGGCCCTCGTTGAAGTTCTTGGCGGCGCCCTTGCTGCCGACGGCGATCATCGCGAAGGACTGCCCGGCGGCGAAGGAGACGTCGGAGAACGCCTGTACGCCTGCGTCGCCCATCTGGGTGTAGAGCTGGGTCTGGGCTTCGAGGATGGCGGCGCGCTGGTTGAAGGCGGCGATCTGCTCCTGGGCCTGGGCGGAGAACAGGGTGTTGCCCTCGCTCGCCCGGAGCGCCGCGAAGTAGCGCTCCACCGAGGCGGCCTGGGCGTCCAGCTCACGCGAGAGCAGGTCCGTCTCCGTGTCGGACCACGCCTCCTTGAGCCGCTGCGATGACCGGGCGACCTTCTCCAGGGCCTGCACCGAGCCGCTCGCCTCGATCTGCTGGAGGGCGTCGCCCAGCTCCCACGCCTTCTCGGTGGCCTGAGCGCGAATCGCCTCGCCGAACCGGCGCGCCGCCTCGCGGTTGCGCTCCAGCTCCACCCGGTAATCGATCGCGTCTTGGATCTGGCGGTTGTCGAAGAACGACACCTCACTCGCGTCGAGCCCCTTGCCCAGCTTGAGCCCGCCTGCGCCGAGCCCAAGGGCGGAGACCTCGTCTTTTTTGGTCTTGCCGCCTCCTCCTCCGCCCTTGCCCTTCTTGTCCTTACGGCCTCGGGCCGCCTTCGCCTCGGCGAGGGCCGCGTCGGTGACCATCTCGTTGACGGCCCTGTTGTCGCCGAAGCCGGTCTTGGCGAGGAGCTGGCTGGAGAGGGTGCCGCTTTGCCCGAACTGAGCGACCTCGTCCTGGTGGTAGCGCTTGGTGATGTAGTCGCGCCCGAACTTCTCAGCGCTCCGGGCCGCCGCTTGCTGGTCCCTGAGCGCAGCGGCGGCGGCCTTGGCGGCAAACGCCTGGTTGTTGAGCGCCCCCGTCACGCTCGCTATCTGGTTGGCGAGGGTGCCCGCGGTGCCGATGACGCCCATCATGGACGGGTCGTAATCGTTCAGCATCGTCGCGGAGGCCGAGGCAAGCGCCTCCTCCTCGGCGCGCACCGCGTCCGCCATCCTCCAGGCGGCCTCAGTGGATGCGTCCGTCGCGGCCTGGCTGGCGGAGAGGCTGTTGTAGTAGCCCCCGAGAACAGCGGTCACGTAGTCGATACCGTACCCATTCTCACGGTACGCGCGCGTTTGGATCTCCGTCGCCTGGGTCAGCAGGTTGGAGCCCGTGGCGAGCGCGACCTGGACTTCGTTGTAGCGTCCGACTGTCGCGGCCTGCTCGCCGAACACCACCTTGAAGCGCCCCCACGCGTCGGCCTGGGTGTTGGCCGCGGCGGTCGCGCGGGTGTTGGTCTCGACGAACTCCTCCATCGCGTCAGCGGTGAAGGAGAGGACCGCCGCCTCGGCCGCGACGATCCCGCCGACGAGCGCGCCTACCCCCGCGGTGAGCCCGCCGATCGCCGCGGTGGCGCTCACGGTGGGCAGGCCCATGGAGGCGAGCTGCACGTTCATCGGCCCCAGCGCGTTGGTCACCCTGTCGTAGAGCCCCACCTGCCCGCTGAGGCCCTTGGAGAGCTGCTGGTCCACCAACCGCTGCCTGAGCTTCGCGTCGGTGATCTTGTCGATCTCCGACGCGGCCCGCGCGCTCGCCCCGCGCAGCATCTGGAGCGCGCGGGTGTCTCCACGCGCCGCCGCGCCCACCCCACGCGCGGCGTCCTCCAGCTTCTCCCCCGCCCGCGCCGCCAGGAGTTGGGCCTTGCCGAGGTTGTTCAGGGTGTAGTCGGCCCGCTCGCTCTCGTCGGCCATGGCGCGGATCGCGTTGGCGACCTGGGCCTTGCCCCGCGCCCCGGAGGCCTCCGCCGCCTCCATGCGCGCCAGCGCCGCCGCGACCTGGTCCGCGCTGGCGCCGAACTCGACGAGCGTGTCGGTGGCCTGCTCCATGCGGGCGCGGACCTCGTTGGTGACCGCGGCGCCCGAGATGACGTCCGCGCGGTACTCGTCCATGGCCCGGGTGGCGCGCACCGCCGCGCCGGTGAGGTCATCCAGCCCGAGGTCGCCCACCTCGGTGCGCGCCGCCGCCGCAGCCGCCGCTCGGAGCTGGGTGAGCCCCGAGGTCGCCGCCCCGATCGTCTCCTTGAGCCCGCCGAGGCCCTGCTTGGCGCCCCTGCCCGCGCTGGTCACCGCCGCCAGCGCCGCGGCCACCCCCTGCATCTGCTGCGAGGTTTCCCGGGCGCCCGGGGCGTCGAAGGGGAATGTGACAGGCCTGGCCACGCGCTACGCTCCTCTCATGATCTGCTACGCTCCTCCCATGGCTCGCTGCGCTTCTCCTCTCACCGGCATCAGCGCCCTCTCACGACTTCAGCCCGAGCTGCTCCGCGAGCGCGTCCAGCTCGCCCTTGCTGTCCGACGCCCCGCTCGACTTCAGCGCCTTGGCGTCCTGCTCGGCGAGGAACCCCATCAGGGCTCGGGTCCTGACCCACCACGCGTAGGGCTGGTCCCCCTTGCCGCCCGGGTGCCACAGGATCGCCTGTTGCATGTCCCTCGCGTCCTCGATCGCCGCCCACAGCCCGTCGCCCACCAGGAGCTTGTCGCAGGTCTCGATCTCGCGCGTCGCGTCGTCCAGCTCGTCCCACTGCGCGATCTGCCGCGCGTAGCGCTCCAGCTCCCCCGCGTTGAAGTTCCGGGTGCAGCAGGACTGGAGCCGCTTGCTCACGGAGCAGGTGTCGCAGTGGAATCGTCCTCCGGGGTCAACGGCGACGTGGGCGGCGCGCCGAAGTTTCCCAGGTCCTCCTCCGTCAGCTCCTCGCCGCCGAGCAGCTCGTACAGCATGGTCAGGTCCTCGGCGCCGATCTGCCCGAAGATCTCCACCTTCTTCGCCCGACTGAGGAAGGGCCACTGGTCGGCGAGCTGCGCCTTGATCGCCGGGGCCAGCTCCTCGTGGTAGAGGCCCCAGTCGCCCCCGGTGTCGAGGATCGCCCCGATCACCTGGGTCTCCCACGGGTGCTCGTGGACCTCCTCTTCGGCATCGCCGCCGCCCTCGGCCTTCTTCCGGCCCCTCTTCTCCTGGGGGCGCACCATGGCGACCGTCAGCGTCGGCGCCAGCTCCACCCAGGGGTGGTCGGGGACCGCGGCCATCTCGTCGTCCTCAAAGACCGCCTTGGCGTCCGCGGGGGTCTTCACCCAGTCGTTCTCCGCCTGGATCGCCTCGAGCAGCGACCCGTGGCGCGCCAACACCTTGCCCTCACAGACCGGCAGGTAGATGCGGCTCCCGGGGCCGCGCTTGCGTCGGATCTTGCCCATGCTCATGCTCCTTCTTCGTCGTGTGGGGCGTTCCAGGCCCCTTGGGGTTGTGCGGGGCGCTCTCGCTCCCGCTGGTTCAGCAGGCGCGGGGCATCACCGCCCCGCGCCCTCGTTCATGTCCTCGCGCTCACGCGCCCTCGGTCATGCGCCCTTGGTCACGTGCCCTCGTTCATGCGCCCTGAGGCCGATCAGGCCGTGGGCTTGGTGACGTAGTACTGCCACTGCCCGAGCGGCAGGGTGGTGTCGCGCCCGACGTTGGTGTCTCCGGGGAGGCCGTGCATCAGCTCCAGCTTGAGCCCGGCGAGGACGACCTCCTTGTAGGTGCCCGCCTCGACCTTCTTGGCGTAGCCGGTGCAGGTGTAGCGGATCCCCTTGTCGGTCTCGGCGCGGTTCTTCCAGCCCAGGGTCGTGTCCACGCGGCGCCCCTTGATGAAGGCGCGGCGGGTGTTGAAGTCCCCGGGCAGGGTGAGCTGGACCTGGAGGTCCACCTCGGCCCGCTTGCCCTGCGGCGCGTTCAGCTCCACCGCGACCGTGCCGCCGGAGTTGTCCCCGGTGGCGCTGTCCAGCCGCTCGACCTCGAACGGCGGCCTGACCTCGAACGCCCCCACGAGCCGCCCGGTGAAGGTCTGGGTTTCGCCCGTGAGGTAGACCTTGAGGGTCAGGACCGCCTGGCTGTTGACCAGGGCGGGCTCGCTCGGCAGGAGCCCGCGGGTCGGGTTGTCGCACGTCACCGGCTCGGTGCGCGCCGCCCCGAACCCCTTCAGCTCGGCCATGATGCGCTCGCCCACCCCGGCCTTGTAGGTGGCGAGGGCGCGGACCTTGTCCATCCGGTGATCGAGCGCCTTGAGCCCCCCGGTCTCCTCGCGGATGATCCGGGCGCCGTACTCCGCGTGGGCGTAGGGGGTCGGGCTGTAGCCCCAGTACCCCTCCGTGTCCGACTCCGTCCATGTGCGCGCGTGGCCCGAGATCAGGTGAGCCTCCTCGCACTCGGGCAGCGGCAGGTGGGTGTAGTCGCAGGTGATCGCCTGCGCCGCCCCCGGCGCCGCGTTGAACACCAGCGACCACGCCCCGGTCGCGTAGTTGATGGTGCCGCTCCCCCCGGCGTCCCCGACGAGGACCCCGTCGCCGTCCGCGTCGGTGAAGCTCTCGGTGCCGTCCGTGAACAGGAGCGTGTTGAGGTCTGACCCCGCCCCGTCGGTGGGGGTGGTGTAGGCCTCCGAGTGGATCCCGGGGTTGGCGAGGGTGCCTGAGAAGGTGGTCGTGGAGTTGTCTCCGGTGCCCACGACCTCGTCATCGACCTCGGCCCAGCCGGTCGTGTTCGAGAGGATGGTCATGTAGGAGGGCTCGTACCAGAAGTCCCCGGGGCTCGGCTCGGCGCCGTGAAACCCCCCGGTGGAGGGGTTCTGGGTCTCGGGGTCGGAGTCGAAGCCGTCCTTGATCTGCTCGGCCCAGACCATGTTGGAGCCCTTCACCGCCAGGTACCAGTAGCCCAGCTCCACGTCGTCGCCGAGCCCAGGCGCGGTGTTGAAGGTGATCGACAGGGCGCCGGTCTCGGTGTTGTAGGTCCCCGAGCCGCCCGCCGAGCCGGTCAGGGTGCCGTCGCCGTTGTCGGTGAAGCTCTCGGTGGCGCCGTCGCCGCCGACCGTCAGCGACCCGCCCTCGACCGACGTCTTGGCGATCGTCGCCGTGAAGGTCTTCGTGGCCCCGTCCCCGGTGCCCACGACCTCCTTGGCGACCTCGGTGTGGGTCGCGTCCTTGACCAGCAGCAGGAACTGCCTGGCGTCCTTGAAGTTGATTCGTCCCGCGCTCATGGGGGCTGCCTCCTCTCTCTACTCGCGCTGTCTGCCCGTTCGGGGTCTACTCGTCCCAGGCGACCCCCTGGAGCCGCCAGATGGTCTCTCCGGTCACCTGGGTGACGCGGTCGGTCTGATCGAAGTCGAGCGCCACGATCCGCGGCGCGGTGAGCCGGGTCCCGTGGTGGCCGTAGCGCTGGTGGATGCCGGTCCCTGGCGCCCGGATCGCCTCGCGGCATGCGGCGACCAGGGTGAGGCAGCGCAGCAGGAGCGCCTCCTCCTCGTCGAGCCCCGCGCCCGGGACGCTGGCATCGTCCCCGCGGCCCATCGTGGCGTAGACCCCCACGGCCCACTCCGCGAGCGCCGCCCCGAGCCCCATCTCCTGGAGCTGAGCGCCAGGCACGGCGGTGATGTTGATCTCGGCCAGCTTGATGGACTGGGCGTTTCGCGGCCCCGTGTGGCGAATCCTGATGCGCTCGCTCGGGACGCTGGGGGCCTCCACCCCCTTGAGGCTGTAGGTCTGCCCGCCGAGGGTCACCTCGTTGGGGTCGGCGGCGTTGGCGGCGTTCTGCGCCTCGATCGCCGCGCCTAGCCCCGCGATGAGGCTCATCTTCGTCCCCACCAGGGCGCCGCGCAGATCCAGGTGTCGTCCCCAGTCGGTCATGGCGTGGTCCTCCTCATGGCGGCCTTCTCCCTCTTCATCGTCGCCTTCCTCATCGTCGCCTTCCTCATGGCAGCTCCCCGGAGTGGACGAACCGCTCGACGATGTCGGCCTTGGCGTCCTCCTGGGCGTCGGTCAGGTCCATGACGCGGCGCTGATCGAGGCGGGAGGTGCCGTGGTGGTGGTAGCTGGCGTACTCGACCCGGGTGCCGAGGCGCGCGATGCGCTCGTCGGTGGCCTCGAAGACGTGGTCGGGGTGCTTGGTGTTGGACACCGACCCCATGAGCCGCCGCGTGCGCTTGAGGAGCCCCCCGCCAGGGCGCGGGCTCTTTGCCCTCGGCCACCGCCCGTGCCGCCCGCTCGCCCCGCTGGACTCGAACAGCCGCCGGTTGTCCTCGGCGACCGCCTCATCGACGGCCACCCACGCAGGCCGCAGGTGCATCGCCCGGTAGGCCATGCCGCCCACCTCCTCGATGTGCTCCTCCAGGGCCAGCTCAGGGACGTCGAAGTCGAGCATCGTCCTTACCCCCCTCAGCAGTCGGTGATGAGCCGGTAGCGGCCCATGTGGAGGCTGAAGATCTCCTCACGGACCGCCTCGGCGTCCTTGATCCCTTGCGACAGCGTCTCGGTCGTCTTGCGGTCGAGCCCCCAGTCGCGCTTCTCGTGGAGGTAGCGCGCGTACTCGGCCACCCCGAGCTTCACCCCCGAGGGGATGTCCAGCTCCACCGGCCCCGCGCTGTACTCGTACTCGCCCGTGGCCGTGTTCAGCTCCCGCTGCCAGAACGGGTTGTTGCACCAGGCGTCCGCCTCCTCCTTGGCGGCGTCCAGGCACACCTGAAGCCGCGTGTCGTGGGCGCTGTCCTCCGAGTTCATCCCGAGCAGCGCCTTGAGGCCGTCGAGATCCAGGCTCATCCGGGTCTGGATCGCCGTGGTGGGTCGTGTCGGTACAGGTGGCGTGGTCATGGTCCGTGGTGCGTCCTCGGTGGCGCGTCCCAGGTGGGGCGCCTGTTCTGATGCGTCCCTGGTGGTGCGTCGTTGGTGCGTCCCTGGTGGTGCGACGCCTGGAGCCCCTGCTACGTCGGCAGGGGCTCCAGGTGATCGCGTCGGCCCATCAGACCGTGGGGGGCCTCACGGCCCCCTGCGGTCATCAGGCAGCCGGGGCGGCGTCGAAGTTGATCCGGACGAACGCCTTCGGCTCACGGACCGAGAACGCCAGCCGCCGCTTGGCGCGGAAGGTGACCATGTCCTCGGAGAAGTCGTCCCCGTCGGAGTCGGTCATGTCGATGGTGTCCTGCTGGCGGTCGTAGGCGCGGCAGCCGTACTCGAAGTTGGCGAGCAGGCCGGTCCCCGAGGTGATCTCGGTCGTCTCGACCACCGGGACGCGCCAGACGCGGGCGTTGCCCTCGCCGTCGGTGTCCATGCCGACCTCGATGTAGTGGCCGTCGTTGCCCTTCTCCAAGTCCAGGTCGCACATCTCGTCGGGGTTGAGCAGGAGCGCCGTGGGCGCCCGCTCGCTGGACCGCAGCGCCTTGATGGCGCGGCGGATCAGGTCCCGCTTGGTGGTCCCGCTGGACTGGGTGGACCAGGTGATCGACTGGATCCCCGAGGTGTTGAGGATCCCGGTGAACTCGTCGCCCGACCCGTTGCCGTAGAGCAGCTGCTTGGACAGGCTCCGGCGCTGGGCGTCGGGCATGTCCATGTTCAGCTCATCCTCAAGGCGCTCCTCGTCGTCGAGCACCTCCGACGAGAGCTTGAGCAGCGTCATGATCTTCTTGACGTTGACCGTGACGCGCTCGAAGGCGATGTAGAACCGCGGCCCCTCCTTGGTCTCCGCCGTGGGGGCGTACTCGTTGGCGACCACCACCGTGCCCAGGGCGTGGTTGTTGCCCAGGTTCGTGGTGAGGGTCACCACGTTGGTCTCCAGGTTCACGCTCTGCACGACCCGGTCTTCGGGGCCGTTGGCGTCCCCCTTCGGGTCGAGGGTCAGCGTCGAGCCAACGACGACGCCGCGGGCGTTGGTCAGGGTGATGGTGTTGTTGCCGCTGGTCTGCGCCGCCGCCATCGTGGCGCGCAGGTCGTAGTAGACGTTGCGGCGCGGGTACTGGATCTGGTTCTTGCCGGTGCGCAGCATCGGGACCAGGTCGATCACCCCCTCCTGCCGGAAGCGGTCGGCGTAGGCGATCTCCGGGTCGAAGGGGATCTGACTCAGCGGCGTGGTGCTGGTGGTCAGCGACCGCGTCTTGATCATGCGCGTGATGTTGCGGTGGAGCTGCCCGAGGGCGTTGCCCAGCTCCACGTCATGCATCCGGCGCTCGCCGTCCTGGCGCTTCTTCCACTGGTCGGAGTCGAGCAGGGTCCGCGCGAAGCTCTTGCGCTCGGCGTGGGTGCCGCCCGGGCGCCCGTTGCCCTCGTTGAGGGCCTTGCGCAGCGCCTCGATCTTCGCGTCGCGCTCGGCCAGCATCGCCTCGTAGCGGGCGTTGGCCTTCTCGATCTCCTCGGCGGCGATCTCACGGGCGCGGTCGCTCACGGCGTCCAGGAGCTGCCTGGCCTCCGCGCTCAGCGTCCCGCCCTCTTCCTCGATGTGAGTCCCCATGTGTGTCTCCTTTCGCTGGGTGTCGCGGGCTCCCTCTTCGGCGCCCTCTCACGGGTGCTGCCTGAGCGGCCACACGCGGCCGCTCAAGCGTTCAAGCGTTCAATCAAGTCAAGCCTTCGGGCTCGGTCGCTTCAGCGCTTCGGCCACCTGGCGGAAGACGCTGCCCGAGTCGGCGCCGCGCTCGTCGCGCCCCGGCTCGGGTTCTGGGGTCGGGCTCGCCGGGGTCGCCCCCGGCTCGGGTGTCGCGCCGCTGAGCGCCGCCCGGACGCGCTCAGCGATCTGCTCGTCATCGAGCTGGCCGTCGATCGTGAGGCTGAGCCTCAACGTCCGCTGCGACCCGGACGGGGCGCTCAGGCCACCCCCGCAGGCGCAGCCCCCACAGGCGCATCCCCCGTCGCGCTCGGCGTCCGCGCCCCCGTCGCTCATCTCGTCGCCGTCGCCGCTGTCGTCGTCCTCGTCTTCGGCGTAGGTGCAGCCGTCGTCCTCGGCGGCGGCGAGCAGGTCGTCGATGGAGAGCCCCAGGGCCTCACCGAGCGCCTCCAGCCGGTCGCGCCCGGGGCAGTTGATCACCCCGGCGACGATGTCGCTCACGGTGCCCTCCTCGGTCCCGGCGGCCTCAGCCAGGTCGGCGATGATCTCCTCGCGGGTCAGGTCGTCGGTGACCATCGCCCCGATCGCCTCGTCGAGCATGGCGCCGACGTTGGCCCCCCGGAGCGCGAAGCGCCTGCGGGTGCCGGTGCGCCGGACCACCCCGAAGGGCCTCCGCCGGGCGCCGTTGTTGTTGCTGTTCTTGCCTCGTCGTGGCATGGACCTCTCCTTTCGTGAGGTTGTCTCTCGTGGGGTCGTCGTGGTCGGCGTTCGTGGTTCGGCGTCGCCGCTGGGGCGCCACCCGGGGACGAGGAGCTTCTCGATGGAGCGGACCACCTCGACGCGGCTCTCTTCGTTGGCGGGGTCGCTCACCAGGGACCACTCGCGCAGGACCGCCTCGAAGACGTAGGCCGGGTCCCACCACCAGGCCTCATGGGGGTCGAGCCCCTCCTCGATCATCTGGTCGGTGGTGAGGAACTTGACCTGGTCCCACACCCAGTCGAACCCGATGCTGAGGCCGGTGACGACCTGCTCGGCGGCGAGCATGAGGGCGCGGTAGCCCAGCCCCGCCTGGTTCTTGAAGTCCACCACCTGGGCCTCGGCGAGCAGGCCGGTGCTGTCCTCCTCAAGGTGCACGGCCCGCCCGACGGCGTCGCGGTGCTCCAGGCGGAAGTTGATCCGGCTCGGCTTGCCCGCGGCGAGCAGGTCGGTGTGGCGGACATCGATGCTCTTCTTGAACGCCCCCTGGATGAACTTCGTCCAGTACGCGTCCCAGGTCCACGTGTTGGCGTAGCCGCGGATGATCCCCTTGGCCACGTCAACCTGGACCTCGAACCCCTCGCCCTCGGCGAACTCGGCCTCTTCGTCCGCCCTGGAGGAGGGGAGCGCCTTCGGGAGGAGCGCGGGGCGCACGCCGCCCGTCCCGGTGCGCTCGGCCAGCGCCCTGAGGTTCTCCTCGCGCGTGCGCGGGGTCCACAGCCGCCCATCCGGCAGGCTCAGCTCCGAGGGGGCCTGCGCAGGGGGCTGGCGGCGCCTGCGGGTCTGTGGTGTCTGCGGTGTGCGTCGTTCGGGTCGTCGTGGGGTCGTCATGCGGCCTCCTCGTGTGCGTCGCGGGCCTCGGGGCGGAGGGGGACGACGTTGCTCTCCTCGGTGAGCTGAAGCCCCAGGCGCAGCCGTCGGTTGATCTCGTCGATGGGGATCCCCATCTTGTGGAGCGTCTCAGCCTTGTCGACCTGGTCCTGGGTGAGGTCGCTCAGGACGTCGATCTCGGAGGTGTCGAACCACACCCGCACCCCGTCGCCGAAGTCCTCGCGCAGCCCCCGGGCGAGCCCGCCGTAGACCTTCTTGGCCAGCGGGATCCCGGTCAGGAGCCAGTAAATCCGCATCGCCTCGCGGGTGTTGTTGTAGTTCGCCTTGGAGTAGTCCCCGCCGAGCACAGGCGGAACCCCGAAGCCCGCGAAGATCTCCTCGCGGTTGAGCTTGCGCCCGTCGGTCACCTGGAGCTTCTCAGCGTTCAGGGCGAAGGGGGTGAACTTGGCGCTGTGTCCGAAGATGGCGATCCGGCCCGAGTTCTCCGCGCCCCCGTGGCGACGCTCAAAGGCGTTTCGGACCGAGTCGAGCTGCTCCTGGGTGGGGTGGCCGTCCAGGGAGAGGAGCCCGGACGGGCGGTGCCCCTGGCTGAAGATGCGGGCGTTGTACTGCGCGGCGGCGACGTCGCCGTCCACCGCGAACCCGAGCGCCTCCAGGCGGCTGATCCCCCAGTAGGGGCGGCGCGGGTCGGGGATCCCCTGGATGTGGATGACGTCCCGCTTGGGGTACTCCGCGCCCAGGTCCGGCGAGCGGTTCTTCTCGTAGTGGGTGATCCCTCGCCCCCGCTCCAGCACCGGGCGCAGCTCGTCCGAGGGGATGGGCCACAGGTGGGTGACGCCGTCCATGCGCCACTGGCTGTCGAGCCCGCGCCCCTTGGTAAACAGGAGGTTGCCGCCGAAGTCCAGCCCGAGCACCCCGCGCTGAAGCAGCTCGAACCGGTCGTGGTCCTCGTTGGGCTCCTCAAGCAGCTTCTGGAGCGGGTGCCGCGGCCCCTCGTCGGCGTCCACCCAGGTGTCGTCGCGCTGGAACTGGATCTTGGTGGGCAGGCTCGCGATGGACTCGGCGCGGGTCATCGCGCAGGTCAGCACCCAGCCGCTCTTGCGCAGCCCCTCGTCGATCGCGGTCTCCTCCGACCACGACGACCGCACCCGCCGCCCGCTCTCCCCCCAGCTGATCACCGAGGCCAGGGGCATCGACCGCACCCCGCCGCGCCCCGTCCCATGCCCCCGCCCGGTGAACCGGCTCCAGATGTTGGACCAGAACCCCGCCATCAGACCCACCCCCCGAAGAACGCCCCGCCCGGGTGGGTCAGCCCCCAGTCCGCGAGCGCCGCCGCCACCGCGAGGTCGCCGTGGGTGTCCTCGCCCCCTTCGCTCTCGGTCTCGGGGATCACCACCCCCTCGCGCCCCTCCTTGGTGTAGGACTGCTGGACCGACTCCAGCTCCATGCGCAGGTCGGTGTGGACCGGGATCGCCACCACGTCGAGCTGCATCCCGTGGAGCAGCGAGTTGAACAGCCGCACCCGCGAGGAGGTCGAGAACGCGTACCCCTCCACCAGCCCCTCGCCCCAGCGCCGGGTCGCCTCCTCGGCGGGCATGTCGCCGATCCCCTGGCGATCGACCGTGATCTTGACCGTGTTGCGCTCCGCCTTGAGCGCCTCGATCCGGTCGAGCTGGAGGTGCCACGGGACCTTGATCAGGCGCTGCGGACGCCAGATGAAGCGCCGCCGCTCGCCGCTGCGCCGCGGCAGCCCCTCCAGCGACTGCGCCAGCCCCGCCGGGTGCCTGCGCCGCGCCGGGTCCCAGCCGATCCCCTGGCGCACCTGGGCGCTGGACAGGGCCGGGAAGTCGGTCGGGATCCGCTCCAGGTCGGGGTCGTACTGCACCGCGTCGAGCAGCTCGGGCGGGAAGAACCCACCCGCGGGCGCCCTCCACTCGCACCGGTACCACTGCCCGAAGGCGGGTACCCCGAGCCGCCCGATGAGCCGCTTGACGTTCATCTCGACCCACGCCGTGACCTTCTCCAGGGGGTGCCCGAGGTCGTCGCGCAGCCACCGGGTCATGGCCTCCTCCCAGGTCGTCGTGATCTTGATGAACGACCGCGACAGCCGCCCCTCCCAGAACTTTTGGAAGAAGCTGCCATAGACAGAGGCGTTGCCGATGATCCGGTAGCGCGCCGTGAGCCCCCTGGAGCGCTGCCCCTGGACGACCGCGTCGGCGGTCTCGTAGATGAGCGCCGCCCGGGGCATGATCCCGATCTCGTTCAAGACGATGTTGCCCCTGCGGCCCTGGGCGTTCTTGGGGGTCGCGGCGTAGGCCTTGATGGCGGAGCCGTTGTCGAGCACGATCTGAGAGACTGTGTCGGAGGTGCGCTTGGGGAAGGCCACACCGTTCTGCCGGTGGAGCAGCTCCAGGTAGTCGAGGTGCTTGGAGGCGTCGGCGAGGAAGTCCTTGCTGTGGCTGAAGCTCGCGGACAGGACCGACCACTGCTGCCCCCGGCGCGTCGCCACGTCGAGCGCGGGCTCAAACGCCCACGTGTGGTCCTTGCCGAGCTGCCGCGCGCCCCGGTGGGCGATGTCCCCCTGCTGCCCGAGCGCGAGCCACTCCCGCTGGTAGCCCCGGAGCGCCGCCCGCACCCCGTCCAGGAGCCACGGCGGCGCCGGGTAGCGCCCCGACCCGTCCTCGACGAAGTGGCTGTGCACGGCCTCAGCCTCCGCCGCCCTTGCCGCTGTCGCCGCCCCTGTCGCCGCCCCCGCCTCCCCCCTCCTCCTCTTCTTCATCGTCCGCTTCGGCCTCGGCGAGGTCCCGGTCGAGATCGGGGCCTTGATCGGGGGGGACGTTGTAGATGTGGGTGAAGATCTCAGCGACCTTGACCGGACCGATGCTCTCGCCGCCCGCTCCCACCAGCTCGGGCGGCGCGGTGACCTTGCCGATGCCGCGATCGAGCAGGCGATCGGCGAGCTCGAACACGTGGGGGACCCGGCCCCCCGGCTCCAGCACCCGGATCGCCCGAGCGCGGCGCTCATCGTCCTCGCTGACGAGGTCCTTGAGCAGCTCTCTCTGGAGGATGATGATGCTGAGCGCCTGTTCGGCAGCGATTTGCTCGGCGGCGGCTCGCAGGCTGGAGCGACCTCCAGGGTTGCCCGAGGAGCCAGGGAGCCAGTAGCCGCTGCCGTCGCGACGGGGCAGGGGCTTGCCGTCAAGCAGATCAGCAAGCTCATCGTCGTCAGGGCGATACCTGTCGTCCAGCCGCCAGTGCCGCAGCGTGGCGTAGGCGACGTCCAACTCAAACGCGGCGGCCCGGATCGACCCCAGCTCGTAGCTGCGGCGGACGGCCTCCTTCCTGAAGGCGTCCTTCTCGGCCTCGGTCTCACCGTATGTCCTGCGCTTTGAACCACGTGACATCTGCCTGCTTCAAGCATTCAAGCGTTCATTTTGGGTGGATGCGGTTGACGGCATCCTCCGTCAACCCTATCCTCTCATCAGATATCAGCGGTGATATCTGTAGTGTCAAAACTGTAACTGTTCACCTGCGAGAGCGCAAGGGCGAGCGGACGAATTGAGAGGGGCGAGGCGGTGACAGCACTGAGCGGGAGCACGATTGGAGCGGCGTTGCTGAACGCCGTGTCGCTGAACTACAAGGGGGGGCGCTGGCCCGCGTGGTGCCAGGAGGCCGCCGGGGCGTTTCTGGCCTACCTCACGCAGCCGCGGGTGATCGTGGCGACCATCAATGAAGAAGATGCGAACGTCATCGCCGTCTCCCTCCAGGTCAAGAACACCCAGGGGACCGACATCGAGGAGGCCACCGACGTCCTCGTGGAGCTGTTCGACCAGGACTGGCTCAAGGTCGCCGACACCGCCTTCACCGTGGGCATCACCGCCGGGGCGAACCAGGGCACCGCGAAGACCGACGAGGATGAGGCGGCGCTGCTCCTGACGACCCACACCGACGGCAGCGCCAGCATCGACGTCACCGACGTCGCCCCCGCGGGCACGAAGATCTACGCCCGCATCACCGTGATGAGCGACGGCAACACCGTCGGGGCCGTCACCGTCGAAGAGATCGACTTCAGCCTCGTGTAACACCGACCGCCGCGGCTTCGATGAGTCGCGGCGGCAGACCCAGCGTCTGCACCACGCACCGAGCAAAAGAACGCTTGAATGCTTGAGTGTAGACAACAACTTCACAGGAGCACCCATGAGCAACACCAAGAGCAAGACCGACGACAAGGCGACCAAGGACGACGACAAGGCGACCAAGGACGACGGCAAGGGCAGTGGCAAGAGCGGCGAGGTGACCGCGAAGACCACCGCGCCCCTCCCGGCCATGCCCTACGGGGTGCCGATCCGGGCCGGGAGCCTGCTCAAGAAGGAGGGCAAGAAGATCCGGGACGCCCCGAAGGACCAGAAGGCGACCGCGGTGGATCAGGAGGCGCTCGCCGAGGAGTTGGCGAAGCTCCTGACCGAGGGTGACCCCGCGGGGTCCTGGTCGGTGACGTTCAAGGCCGAGTGACCAGGACGCGGGCAGGGTTGTCCGTCAGCACGTAGGAGGGCGTCGTCGTGGCGCAACCTCAAGTGAGAAACGCAGGAGCGGTTGAGGTGACCACCTCGATCACGGAGATCCTGCCCGAGCGAGATGCCGTCAACACCGGGATCATGCTCCAGAACCTGAGCGGCTCGGTGGACGTGTACCTCGGGCCGTACAACTCAGGGGACGGGGCGCTGACCACCAGCAACGGCATCCTCCTGGCGGCGGGGGCCTCGCTGGTCCTGGGCGGCAACGGGGCGGTCTTCAAGGACGCCGTGTACGGCCGCACCGGGTCGGGCGTTGCCGATGTCCGCTACCTGAGGTGGGGGTGAGCCGTCATGCCTACCGGGTACCTCGGTCACCTGCCTCCTGTGAGGCTGCCAGCGCTTCAGAGCGGCGTCACCTTCGGGACCGCAGCCAGCGCGCTGAGCTACCAGCTCACGAACAACGACCAGGCCAACCCCTGCGGCCTCCAGCTCGCCTTCAACCCGGCCTACCTGGAGGCTGACGAGGACACGCAGGACGATGGGACGGTGGCGGCGCCCTGCTACGTCATCGAGCCAGGGGGGAGCCGGGCGATCTCCCTGGTGCGGTCGGACACCTGCCCCGACTCAGGCGGCCCCTACCCGGTGACCGTGACGGCGACGCTGGCGGGGGGCACGGTGGTCGTGGGGTCGATCTCCGTGGAGCCACCCTCGGACGTGCCGTCTCTTCTGGCGGCGTTGTCCCCGTCGCTGCTCTACGACTTCCGAACCGTCTCGCCCGTGGCGGGCTTTGGCTCGGGGGATCTGACGCTCCAGAATGGCGCCTCGCTCGTTGCTCCAGCCGAAGGCTCGGGCTTCCTCGGTGAGCTGTTCATCGCGGGCGCGGCCCAGGATGCCTACTTCTCTCAAATCGCCAACACGATGAACCGGACGGCTGGCCAGGACCGCTCCCTCGTCTGGGCTGGACGACTCGGACCCGACAACAACGACAGCCGCATCATCACCGACTGCGCGACCGTGGGTCGATACATCGGCTCCATCGGCGACACGGGCGGCGGCTTCCTCCAGATCGGCAACGACGGCTACGACCCGAACGACTACAGCCTCCACCTCGCCAGCAAGAGCACGGAGGAGCTGGGTCCCTACCTCATCTGCATCGCCTGGGACGCCAGCGAGAACGACTACGTGATCTCAGCCCTCGGCCCTGGGGATGGCGGCTCCTGGACCCAGCAGACACAGGCAGTGGGGGCGCAGACGGGCGACCCCAACCCCCGAACGTACTACCTCGGCGGCATCTCCGCCTCGGCGCGCATCGCGCACCACGGCGCCTACGCCATCTACGACACCTTCATCGACGCGCCGACCGACCTGGCTGGCGTCGCTGCTGCCATGGGGATCGGTTCATGAGGCGCACGGACACAGCACAAGGCCGCGGCGAGCGGTGGGTCTGGATGGCCATCCACGGCGTCGGCGCTGCGCTCGCGGCGGGCGGGCTCCTGGTTGGGCTCATGTGGGGCCTGGGCATCAGCCTCGGCGTGGACAACGACCCCTACCCCTACCAGGTTCCCAAGAGCGCAGCCGATCCCGGCTATGACCAGCTCCCTGACGGCGGCGTTCTGCTCGGCGAGGAGCTGTGCGCCGTCCTCGATGGGGGGTGCTCCGACGCCGAGGTGGGCCAAGCTGCCCACGAGGGGGAGCGGTGAGGCGACTGCGGCGGAAAAGGCCCCTGTGGGTTCGCGGGCTCCTGATCGGCCTCGGTGCCGTGGGTATCGGGTGCCTGGTGTGCGCGGCGTGTGTGCAGACGGCGGCGGCGGTGGTGTGGCCTGAGCCTGAGCCCATGAGGCGGCGGCGGGGAGGTGAGCGATGAGCGGACCCGCCTCCAGAACGCTGCTCTACGGCGGCTACGGTGTCCACATGGATGCGCTGGACCTCATCGAGAGCTGTGCGCCGACTCATGTGGCTGTTGGGGTCAACGCGGTCCTGACCGCCAACCACCACCACGTCTGGCAGCTCCGGGGCGACATCGAGCGCGACGGCGACCGCTACGCCGACCAGCTCAGGCGCCGAGGCAGCGCCGTGTGCGTCCACGCCTGGCTCGCTGGAGACGAGCGCTTCGTCGTCGAGGCGGCGCGCTCCTGCGCTCGGCTGGCGCTGAAGTGGGGCGCTGCCGCGGTGGTGCCGAACCCGGAGCTGCCCTTCTGGGGGACGACCGATGAGCGGCTCCTGGCGAAAAAGCCCCAGGAGCGAGAGGCGCTGGTGAGGGCGGCGCAGGCCGACAAGGTGAAGCTGTGCCGTCGCTTCATCGAGGTGCTCCGCGAGGAGGGCTGGCGCGGCGCGGTGTGGCCCGCGGTGTTCTACTGGGTGCCTGCCCCCGTGCGGGAGATGGTGCGCCTCTCGACCGGCCTGATCGCCCAGATGCAGTCCTTCTCCAACCCCAACAAGCCTGGTCACGGCCTGGAGATCATGAAGCCTGGTGTGCGTCAGCGTGACGCCTGGCGAAAGCTCGCGCCCTGGCGACGGCCCGAGGACCCGAGCTGGATCATGTTCGGGCAGCAGGCGCTCTACCACCAGGCGGGGTTCGGGGGCGATGAGCTGGAGAGCGTGCGGTTGGCCTGCGACACCTACCTGGACGGCGCGCAGGCCCTCAGCGAGGCGGGGCTGGCGTTCTGGGAGCTGCTGTGGCTGCGGCGACACAGGTGGGCACAGCAGGCGCTGAAGATGTACTCGCCCAGGGTCAATGAGCACAGTGAGAGGTGGAGACCATGA